CAGACTTCCAGGCTTGTTTGATAATATCAGTCTTAAGATGAATGGCAAACAAGGGGCTGGTAAGGTTGCAGCTTCTACCGGGATAGGTGCCTTCTTTGGTGAATTGCTCGGCTCAATGGTTGGTGGAAAACTCTTTAAAGGCTTGTTTAAGAAAGCTCCGACAGGTGCTGCTTCTGGACTGGCGGGTAAGGCTACTCGGTGGTCACCTGCGATGTCTAAGTATCTGGTGGACGGTCCTTCAAAGGCTGGTGCTAAACTTTTTACAAATCTGAATGGACCTTTGGTTAAGCTTGCCGCAAAAGGTGGTAGAGTCGGTCTTGTTGTTGGAGGTCTCGCTGCAGGTCTTGCGACACTTGGTGGAGTCTTCACGCTACTTGCGGGTAAGGGCGAAACTTTTAAAGAGAAGCTTGGTCAGATTTTTGATACTATTAAAGGCTACTTAGGGCTTGCACCTACTAGTCAAGGCGGTCGGGAGGCTGCTCTTGAGAAGCTGTTAGCCCCTGGGAGATCAAATACTCAAGCTTATAGCTTCGATAGTACTCTTGAGTCCATGAACCTTAAAGATCTTTCAGCTTACGCTATGGAAGATCTTACAAGTCTTGCTCAGACCTATTCAGACATTAACAGACAGGCCTTAAAGGAGAGAACGCTCAATGGTCAAATTTCAGGCGAGACTAGCAAGCAACTAGACATGGCTGCTAAGGCTTTCAATGACGCTGCCATACGTAATGGTGCTAAAGCCTCAGGTGGCATAGGAACCAACAACTATCAAGACTACCTAAACTCCCAACTTGATCCTTTAATGACTACGTTTAGTTTTATTTCTCAGAGTCTTGAGAGTATGGACAAGTTAAACCTTATTAAATTTGTTCAAGGTATTTTTGAAAAGAAGACCAAAGAACTCACTGGTGCTGCGGTTGCACTTGCAGGCGGTGTGGTAGTAGGGATAAAAAGCACTATTAAAGATGTAGTCTCTAAGTTTAAAGAGGGTCTTACAAAAGTTAGCGATGCTGCTAAAAGAGGTTTTATTCTTGCTGGCTTGCGAGCTGGGCCCACAAATTTAGATAAAGGTGTGAGTAGTAAAGTAAGCAGCCTTATAAAAGAGTTTGGCAAAGATTCTACACTCAAGCTTGATGAAGCTACTCAAAAAGACCTTACTTCAAAGAAACAAGATTATGAGACTAAAGGTTCCGCACGAGCTGCTTTTGTAAATCGTTACGGCATTAATAACGCTATAACAAAAGGTTTTAATGACGCAATAAGCGGAGCAACTGGTGGTAGAATATCTCCCTTCCAAAAGGATTTGTTAGCGTATCAGACAGAGCTTGCAAAGCTTACTAGAGAAGCTGATACGGCTGCTAAGGCCTACGACAAAACTTTAGATGTAATTTACGGTAAACTCTATAGAGTGAAACTCAGCGAAACGTTATTTGAAAAAGTTAAAAAGCAAGTTTCAGAAATTAATGCTTCTCTTGAGCTGGGCTTAGATGAGACTGGTAAAGGCGTATCTTCTGCAATTCTTGCGAAGATGCAAACGCTTGCCACTCTGAATACTGGAGCAGAAAAGGCTTACCTAGCGTCTGCTTCAGAAGCGGAACGTGATTTTTATTCGGGACTCTCTGTAGTTGCTAAGAGACGTGCTGAAGCCCTGAAGGCATTTTCGGAAAAATCTAACACAATTACTGGTCAAGGCGAGCTTCTTGGTGCTAGCTCAGGTGGAGCCTATGGTGTGAGCGACGCTCTCACATTAGACCGTTTCAAGCAAGTTGGAATTAAGGAGAGTGGTCAAACAATCCTTGAATACACAGCTATTGGAAAGCAATACAAAGAAGTTTTAGAGGATATCGCTAAGTACCAGGCTGACTTAGATAACCCTCAATTTGGCGGTAACCACCAGGCTGCATTAAAAGGTTTAGTTCAAAAGTATAGAGAGCTTAATCAAGTTATGAGAGGTTCTACACCTTCAATTAAAGGTGTCTCTGAGGCTCTTGCAGCTGCTGGTTTTGAAGGTGCTAATATTGACCTTATAGCTGGGTTAGATGAGGGTAGAATTAAAAGTCTACAAAGTGGAATTGCTGCGGTAGCTCAAGAAGCAGAACTATTCGAGCGTGCCAGTAAGAACGCAGGCCTTGACATTAAAGCCCAGATAGACTTTGTCAGACAGCTTAAAGCTGAGATGGCAGGTCTTCGTCAAGGCTACGCTGAGGCTAAAAACTTTAGACGCTTTTTAATAATGTCTGACCCGAAACTTAGCAAGGTCGACAAAGCGGCCCAACTGGGTTCAGAAGGTCTGTTAGCGCCACAAGTAGACTTTGGTAAGTTTGTCGGACTTGGTGAAAAATCTAGGCAGCGAGCCCTCGACTATAGTGCTAATTACAATGCTGCTACTGAGGCTATTGCAAATTTTAAACCGGGTGATAACGAAGATAGTCTAAAGAAAGCTGTAGAAGCGCAGCGTGTTAACGGCAAAGCACTCGAAAAGATGTTTGCTGAGCCTTCTTCTAGTAGTGGTTCTAGCGATCCTTTCAAATTCTCTGAGATGCTTTCAATCCTTCAAGAGACAGGCTTTGCTATTGATGCTCTGGGCTTTAGTAAGTTAGGCGCGACCGCAAGAAAAGAGCTTGCAAGCATTGCCACTGAGATGAGCATTATCGATGATAGAATCGAGAAAGCTACTCCGGGCGCTGATCTTATGGAATCTCTCGAAAAGAGAGCTGCTCTACTCAAGAAAGCTCTTGACAAAGTCTTTGACAGCTTTAAAACTTCAGGTGCAATGCTGAAGAGTGGCTTGGATGAAATGGGAATCTCTGATGCTTCAGCAATGAACTTAGAAGTGTCGAGTCTTTCTGATTTGTTCGAACTCTACAAGAAGTCTAAGAAGGCTAAGTTTGAGTTTAACACTGCTGGCAGCTACGAGACCCAACTGGCAGCTCTAAGAGAGATGGTTAAGAGTGAGCGGGCTGTAGCTAAAGCAGCTATGCTCGTCAATGATTCCTTCCAGGATCGTCTCAGCCTTGTTAATGAGATGTTTAACACAGACTTTGCCCTGGAAGACTTCGCCACTGTGTTTGCTGATACCAGGGAAGAGTGGTATAAGCTTGCTGTATTCCTTAAGACTGAGCTTGACAGTATTGAAGCTATCGGTAAGAGCCAAACAGGTTACACTGTTGAACAGCTCAGCAATATGCAAAGAATGGTGGCTCAAGCCGCTTCTCTTGAAGGTATTATGGCGAAAGCCGGTACTGCTCTCAAGACTTCTTTGAATCTCTCAACAGATGAGATGTTTGAGACTATCAAAAGTAACTTTGCCGAACTAGAGCTCAGTGATAACGATATGTTCCGTATCCCGGCCTCTCAACGTCGTCAGATGGTTGAAGATGCCACTAGGATGGGTGCACTTGTTGAACTTAGCAAACTTCAAGTAAGTTCAGGAATGGCAAAAATCTTAGACGACTTTGCTAAAGCTAATGATCGTTCTTCTTCTGCTATTAAAGCTGCCTTTGATAAGATGCGTATTGAGGCTTCTAAGCTTACGGGTGAAACAGCTGAGAAGTTCAAGAATCTCTTAGATCCTGCTGGTCAGAGAACTCCTGAGCTCAATGCAGCTGAGGGTACTGAGAGAAACACAGCAGACATAGTCAAGATCCTTAGCGGTATGAAGCCTGGTGATCTTGCTTCAGGTGTTGGATCTGGCATTGGCAGAGGCACTTCAGTTCTTAAAAGATTTATCAAGGCTGATACTTCAGTAGAGCCCCTCACAGTAACTGCCGCGAAATCTCTAGACACTCCTAACAGCCCTAGTTTGATGTCAGTCGATGACGCCACTCAGCAGTTCCTCAGAAAGCAGTCAGACCTTAAAGAACTATACAAGCTGTTTAACAGAAGTTCTTTCGATTCGGCCACTAGACCTGGGGTTGGCTTAGACGACACTACAGCAGGACTGGCTACAGAAGCTCAACTTCAGAACTATATAGCTGTGAGAGAAAAGTTCTTAGCACTCACCGAGCAGCTTGAGCTTCTCAGAATTGGTGGCTTTAACAACGATGCTTTGGCTAAACAAGTTGATGATTTCAGGTATGCTTTAGAGCGGCTTCCTGATGTTATTACGAAGAACATCAACGCAGCCAGAGAAGCTGGTAAGTCACTTGCTGATGGGATGAATAGCACTTTCAAGGATACTCTAAAGGGAGTTTTCAAAGGTGAGAAAGGTCCTGGAGAAATCCTCCCGGCACTCCTCAACGAGTTTACCAGCAAGATGGTGGACACCTTTGTTGACAACTTGACAGAACAATTTTTAGGTGAAGGTTCTGGACTTTATGCCCTATTTGAACAGATAGGCTCTGGCGTTGCTAAAGGCTCTCAGACAATTGGTGGTGGTATTGCTAAGCGTACTGATGGTCCTGGCTTTGGTATAGCCGACATGCTCTCCAAGTTCATGTCAGGTGGATCACCCTCCGGTGGGCACGCCGGTGGGATTAAGCCTAGCCAGAATCTTTTAAGCAACGCGCTTAACACTAACTTTGCCGCTCCTGCTGAAGATCTTGCAAACATTACCAGCTCTGCTATGCCTGCGCTTAGCTCACACATTGGCGAGTCTTTCCCAAAACTTACTTCTTCAGTGACAGACTTAAGTAAGAACCTAGGAGGCGCTGCCGGTACAGCTGCTGGCGGTGCAGGAGGTCTTGGTGTCGGTATGTGGGGAGCCCTTGGTGGCATCTTCGGCACACTCATTGCCGGTATGTTTGCTGGAGGCGGTAAGATCGTCGGCCCTGGAACCGGTACTTCTGATTCAATCCTTGCAGGTGTTTCTAATGGTGAGTTTATTGTTAATGCGGCTTCAACTAAGAAGTACGGCAGAGTTCTAGAAGCTATTAACTCTAATTCCTTAAAGGCTTATGCTGAAGGTGGCTATGTTGGAAACCTTATGATGGGTTCCACACCGCTAAGTGAGAAAGCTGTCACTCAGGCTTCTAGAGATAGGGCTACAGTAGTGAACCTTCAGATAACTGGGGACATCTCCAGGCAGACCAGGAGTGAAGTCTTCAAAATGCTTCCCGCAATTGCGAATGGCGTTAATGGCCATAACAGAGAGCAAGGTGTGAAATAATGACCTACGGTATCTATGAGGACGGTGCGGTTATCGCTAAGTTTGTTGCCCCACTTCAAGTGACCAGCAATAAGCCCGTCTTTACATCAGATGCCCTAGATCTCAGCCGAAATGCGGTAGCCTCGAGCGCTCAACGTTGGGAAATTCAAACTAACGTTGAGCCTCTTGTCAGAAATGCGCAGGACATATTTGTCCACTTGATTGAGCATGGGCATACTACAGCATTCAATATAATTTGTCCTCAAAACTACGGTGCAGTCTTAGCCAGAACATCCAATAGCACACCCACAGCAGTTGGTGCTAAGGGTTCTGGCACTGTCACTGTTACAAACAATGAAGGGATGATCCCTAGAGGTACATTTATAAAGTTTGCAAATCATTCAAAGATCTATATGACTATGAGACCGAGGGCCGATAATGGCCAACTCAGTATTTATCCACCGTTAAGAGTAGCGGTTAATACAACGTTCACTCACAGAGATGACGTCATAATGCCTGTTAAGTATGATACTGATGTAATTATCGGCATGGTGTTCACGGACGGCATCGTTCAAGATCCTGGAACGTTGAAACTAATTGAGGCAATCTGATGAGAGCATTGTCAGGTAATTTATCAAGAATTATGGATACAGATGCTCCTGAGCTTCTATTGCTCGTACGAATTGAAGACGCTGCTGGGAGTCTTATTTTAGGCTCTACTTCACACTATGATACTATAACTCTTTCAAACGGCTGGAGTTACGCTTCAAATGGGATCTTGCTAAGTCTTGACCCTCCTCAACAAACTACAGTGGTCACTAGAGAGCAGTATAAGATATCTTTGGTAGACTCGGATGGGGGTTTGAGAAGCTACGGAGAGAGTTCTCTTTTCGGTAAGAAACTAGATGTCAGGTTGAGTGCGATGGATCCACTTACTGGCTTACCTTTAACGACTCTCTCAGACCTGTTTGTAATTTATAGAGGTCGTATCAACAGTGTGAACAGTCGAATTGTGTCTACAGAGATTGGGGAATCAACTCTCAATATCTCTGGTTCAAGTCCCGTAATGAGCCTTGAAATGAAGAATGGTATCTTCTTCAGTAAAGAAGAAATGCGTCAACGTAGCGGTAACGATTCTTGTGCAGATGATCTGTATGAAGGTTCTGGAGCCACAGTCCTTAAATGGGGTAAAGCGTAATGGCAGCTGTAAGTACCATACTTGCGGTAGCAGCGTTCACTATTTCTGCTGTGTCAGCTGCTTACCAAGTAATTCAAGCTAAGAAACTGAAAGAGAAGGCTGATGCTGCGGCAGAGGCCAGGAAAGGTTTTGAAGTAACTTCGGAAGGGACTGCAGAGAAGCTTCCGATTGTATACGGTAGGGCATTGATTGGTGGTGTCAGGGCTTGGGCTAAGACTGGTCATAACTTCACGTATCCAGGCACTAGTAACTCTAATAAGAGCTTTTTAACAGGCTCAGCTTCACAATCAGGTTACACTCAAGACTTCAGCACCTGGGATACAATAGAGAACTTTAGAGGTGTCTCAGTAGCGCGTAGCCAGAACTTAGTACCTGCCATGGAATCGGGTCACCTTAACAAGTCGCTGAGTGGTAAGAAAAATGAGTTTCTTTTCTTCCAACAAGCTCTTTGTATTGGACCTATCCATGCTGTTCATGACATCACGATTGATGGTAGTCGGTATATCAACGATCCTACAGTAGGTGCATTTACAACCACTGAAGATGACTCTACAGCTCGTATTAGAGCTGCTATGAGAGTGGATTGTCACTACGCAGGTGGTGTTGCTAGTAACATAATTGCAGCAAACTTCTCAGAACGTGCTGATTCAATCTTTAAAGATGTGGCTTACCTCTCAGGTGTTGTAAGGCTTGACAGAGATGAACCTCAATTCTCAGGGATGGTTAGTATTCAGGCCCTGATGGAAGGTCGCTTAGTTAAGACAGTTACAAACGGTGTTCTTGCTTCTACCAGGACTTACTCAAATAACAGTGCACTTTGCTTGTTAGACTACTTGACAGACCCGCTCGGTAAAGACATTCCATTAGACGAAATTGATTTAGCAAGCTTTGAAGCAGGTGCAATAATCTCTGCTCGACTTGCTAGGTCTTCAGTCCCAGTTGGTGGCAAGATCTTCCAGCCTACTGATGGTTCTAGAGATATCTCGGCTAGGAACTTACCGCTCTATGAGTGCAACCTAGTCGTAGACACCAGGAAGTCTGTTAGAGAAAACATCGAAGCCATCCTAGCTACAATGGGTGATGCTCGACTTGTGTGGTCTGGTGGCGTTTATAAACTTAATATGCAAGTTCCTGAGACGAATGAAGATATTGTCTTAGCTGAAGTAATTGATGATACAAAGCTCTCTTTAGATCAGACTATTGAAATCAACTGGCCTAGTGGTGATGACAAACTAAACCATGTTAAAGTCAGGTTCAGCAACGAACATGAAAACTTCAAAGAAGACGTAGTCTCTTGGCCTCCTAAATATAATAGTTCTTACTACAAAGGTGTTGGCGGACATAAGCTTGCTACAAGTGTAGGTAGCTGGGATGACAGCAAGACTGGTGGTAACCTCCTAAATAACCATGGGGTTTGGGATAGTACTACAACAACCCACACGTCGGTACACCGCTTTAGAGTTCCTAAGAGTAAAGCTGGAACTTACACTTTAAACTTTACAGCAGACTCTTCAATCACGATTGCTGTCAAAGACTTCCAAACAAACGTCTCACTCTACTCAGGTACTCATAACAATCAAAACACCGTAGGTAGCGCTTCTTTAAGTCTTGGTAGTGCCAGTGTTGAGAAGCTCTATGAGATAAGTATCACTGCAACTAAGTCAGGCAATAGCTCTACAAGAGGGGCTGCTGCCAAGCTTACCAACAGCGGTTCTGTTCTGTGGAGCACTAGAGACGCTACTTACACAGCCTTTGACTTAGTTGAGCAAACTAACAGTATCTATACAAACATGCTCGCTGAAGATGGCATTGAGTTAGAAGCTGAAGTGTTCTTAAGCGGTTGTACTGATCCGTATCACGCTACAGCTAAAGCTGAAGAAATGGTGAGGACCAGCCGAACAGCTGCTAAAGTTAAGTTCAACTATAGGATTTCAGATCGCTATCTAGAACCTGGTGATATTATCAGACTTGAGAGTGAGATCCTTAATATTGGCATTGAAGAGGATTTGTATGTAAGACTTGATGAAGTAAAGGTCCAGGTTGATAGGACCTGTGATCTTTCTGGCTCCAGATTTGATTACAGCCAGTTAGCCTTTAATGTGGCTGATGACTTCTATGCTAACCCTGCACCTATTTTCTCAACACGTATTACACCTCCGAGTGATATTGTATACTCTAATGCATTTAATGAGGCCATCCAAAACTCAGGTAGGCTTACCTGGGGTGTCTCAAGTGAACCTTCAATACTGCAGTATATTGTCTATGTGCATATTCCGAGCAGCGATGCTAATAGTACAGCGTACGATGCCTCTGGAGCACCTATCTACACTGAGCTTTGTAGGTCAGAAACCAACACAGTAGTCTTACCACCTATTAGTGCTTCTAGTGCTTACTTCTGTGTTAAAGTCCTGACTGTAGGCGGACTCTCGCTTGGGGTTTATACAGACCGTGTCACTGCTGTCGAGCTGTCTCATAATTGGCTTAGACGGATTGAGTTGTCAGCGAGTGCAAACGCCTTTATCGCCAACGCTGGAGGAAGTGTATCTCCAGCCAATTCAGTAATCACGGCCACTGTCTTCAATTATGATTCACCTGTTTACAAGTGGTTTATCGATGGTGTAGAACAAGTTGGTCAAACCTCTAGTAGTTTAACCCTGGCAAGCTTTAATACGACTGCTTCTAAGACTGTTAAAGTCTGGGTTAGCGAAGCTGGCTCATTAGATACTCAGGTCTCTTCCTTACCTATTTTCTATTTAGAAGCGGGTGCAGACGGCGCTAATGGTATCAATACAGCAACAATTCAACTGTATCAACGCGCTGCTAGTGCTCCAACAAAACCTGCATCTACTCTAACTTACACCTTTGCAACCAGGACTCTCTCAGGAAATCTTGAGAGTTGGTCTACTACAGTTCCAGCCGGGACAAATCCTGTCTATGTGACAGCTGCTGTTGCTAGTAGCGATGCCACAGCAGACACCATTGTATCCGCCGATTGGGCAACACCTGTCGTACTCGTGCAGAATGGTGCCAATGGTGATCCAGGAGCTCCTGGACTAAATAGTGCTACGATAACGCTTTATAAGCGCACTACAGGCACTACTCCTGCTGGACCTACTGGTGATGCTGTTTATACCTTTGCTACTGGTGCACTGTCGACAGCAAACCTTAACGGTTGGACTCAGACGATTCCATCAGGTACTGCAGCTTTGTGGGCTATCACCCGGTCAGTGAGTACTTCTGCTACAACAAGTACAATCACGTCAGGCCAGTGGTCCACTGCTCAAATCATGGCTCTTAATTCAGCCATTGTGTATATCTACAAAAGAGCCACTTCAGTTCCGGCAACTCCTACTGTTAGTGCAACATACAACTGGTCTACAGGAGCTATTACAGGTCTGGATGGTGGTTGGACTGTAACAATCCCTTCGGGAACTGATCCATTATATGTCTCCGCTGCTACTGTCTTAAACAGTCAAGTTAGTATTGCTTCAAATGCTTGGTCAACTGCTACTATTCTTTCACAGAATGGTGCAGCTGGCGCAACCGGATCTAATAGTGCAATTGTCACACTCTATAGACGAAGTGCCACATCACCTGCAGTTCCTACGGCTACTCTAACTTATACCTTTGCAACAGGTGTGCTTAGTGGAACACTTAGTGGCTGGACTCAGAGTATCCCTTCAGGTGCTGATCCGCTATACGCAATTCTGGCAACTGCGACATCGACAGGTGCTACGGACACTATTGCAACAGCTGAGTGGTCAACTCCTGGGATCCTTGCGCAGAATGGCTCTGAGGGTGCCCCTGGGCTAAACAACGCCACTGTGATCCTTTATAGACGAGACACAGTCGTCCCTCCGGCTCCGGCAGCTACGCTAACTTATACCTTTGCAACAGGTGTGCTTAGCGGAACACTTAGTGGCTGGACTCAGAGTATACCTTCCGGGACAGACCCAATTTACTCAATATCCGCTTTAGCTTCTGCCACTGGAGCTACAGACTCTATTGCTACAGGTGAGTGGACTATCCCGAGAGTTGTTGCTCAGAACGGTGCTGATGGTGCAGATGGTTTAAATAGTGCTACAGTAACGCTCTATAAAAGAGCTACATCAGCTCCTGCTGTTCCAGTGTCATCTCTGACTTATACTTTTTCAACAAGCTTAATAAGTGGAGCTCTTGACGGTTGGACTCAGAACATTCCTACCGGTGTTGACCCTCTTTATGCAACCTTAGCTACAGCTACTTCCACAAGCGGGACTGATATAATCCTAACAGCTGAATGGTCCACTCCGAGAGTTGTTGCTCAGAATGGTGTGGATGGTCTTAACTCTATTACAGTTATGTTGTTCCAACGAACTGCAACTGACACAGCCCCTGCTGTCCCCTCTGGTAGTTTAACTTATACTTTCGGGACAGGAACTTTAACAGGGACTTTAGGTAGTTGGACGAGAAGCGTTCCAGCTTCCGGTGGAGCTTACTGCTGGGTTACTTCAGCAGTAGCGTCTAGTAACACTGCTTCAGACACAATAGCTAGTGTTGACTGGACCTCACCTACTGTCATGTCCAGAGATGGGACAAACGGGACTAATGGAGTAGCAGCAATAAGTGCTGTACTCTCTAAGCCTGCTGTAACAATTAGGACTGACATCAACGGTGATAATGGTGACTTTTCAGCGTCAGGAACCACTCTCTACGTGTATGAGGGTAGTACCCCTCTAACGTACGATGGAGTTGGCACAGCTGCTGGAACTTGGAGAGTCACTGTTACAGGCTCTTTAATCACACCAGGCGCTGTAACTGATAGCGGGGCTTTTGCTACTGTTGCAAACATCACAGCTATCTCGTCTAATAATGGTAAGATCACTTTTGATGTAGCCGGTAAACGTGCAGACGGATCAACGTTCACTATCACTTCTGAGCAGACTTTCACTAAGGTTTTAGGTGCAATCTTAGATACGACACCTCCGGCTGCTCCCACGAACCTTGCTGTTGCTTGGACAGTTGAGACTCTGAACGATGGTTATGTTCAAGTTAAAGGTCTCTTGACTTGGACAGCTTCAGCTAGTGCTGACATTGGTTCCTATGAGCTAGGGATTAGAGAGACTGGAGCACCTGCGTATGTTACCTTCCCAGCAAGTGGCACTTCATTTGAGCGTATCTTCAAGTTAAACCAAGCTTATGATTTCAGTCTAGTAGCTGTTGATAAGTCAGGAAACCGTAGTACAGTACCTCTTACGCTGCTTAATCAGACTTCCTCAAGGGATACAACTGCACCGGCAGCTCCTACACCTGATGCTGCTAATACTAAGTCCTCACTAAGAAGTGCATTCTTACGGTGGACCAACGTAGCAACTTCAGATCTAGCGAGAGTTCTAATCTATGAAGCAGTAGTTAACAATGGAGCATCAGCTCCTACTTCAGCTTCAGCATTACTCATAAGTGTTGTTAATGCTTCACCATCACAAGTTGGTGGCTACACAAGGGCGGGTCTAGATGCAACTAAGGATTATTACTACTGGTTCAAGTCTGAAGACACCTCCGGTAATATATCTGCTGCGTTTTCTACGGTACTAGGGCCTATAGCGTCTTCCAAGTTAGCTAATGATGATATAACAGCTGACTCTATAAACGCTAACAAACTTGCCTCTAATACAAGCTTACCTGCTTCACTTTTGATTGGACAGACTGGTTTTAGACTTGACGTGAACCCTGCATCGATAATCAACGATCCGGACATAGCTCATGGACAGTCTGTCGTGGCAATTGAACCCGGAAGAATTCTTGTTTCAGGCTCAACCTACCTCAGCGATTGGCGTAGCGGGGCTGACGAGACAAAGATCAACGGTGGTGTTGTTGCTGCTAACTCAATTCTTGCTAGTAGTATTACAGTCGGAGCTCGTGGTCTTGAAATCTCAGGTTTAAACTTTTCAATAACTTCTAACACTCAGGTCAGCTGGACTGCTGGTACAATTACTTATATCAGTGACTCGGGGACAAAACAGACTGTCAATATCGCTGCAGGCTCTTATACCAAAGCTAACAGTGCTGCCACTGGGTACCTTTACTGGAGTAAAGACAGCACAACTTTGACAGGCCTGGCTAGTACAGCTGGGGTTGATACAACAACGACTGTCTTGTTGGCGACTTATGCTGCAGGGACACCAGGTCTTTTAGTTGCCACTTATGGTAGAAGCTTTATTGACGGTGATCGTATTACAACTGACTCTATCACAGCGGCTCAACTTAAAGCAGGTTCTGTGGTTGCAGGCAAGATTGCTGCAGGTACCATCGGCGGTACAGAACTCTCTGCTACGCTATCATTAAGTGTCGGCACAGACGATGATGCATTCTTTGTAAGTGGTGTAAATCCTGATTGGCGCATTTGGGCAGGTAGTACAAATCCTGAGTCAGCCCCCTTCAGAGTTTCTAAAGCCGGTAAACTAGTCACAACAAGTCTTGAGACCAGAACTAGTGATAATATCCTTCACTGGTCATCTGAGGGTGGTCACACCCAAGAAGGCCTCAATCAAATGTTAGCCTTGAGCAGCTCTCAGCTCCCTGTGACAACTTCAAAAACCGGTTCAGTTGCAAGCAGAGGTCTTACTACGCCTTCTGGAACGCTTACCGACAGCTACATATTAAAGCTCAGGCTTGCGGGGTCTAGTGATCTTTCTCAAAAGGTCTACGTGTCTTTAAACGGGTATCATCCAAATCCAAGCAATTTCACAGCTGGGTTTGTTGTCAAACTCTACAGACGCTACAGACAAGCTGTCACAGATACCTTTGGAGCTTGGTCTGAAATTGCGTCACAGTATCTATCAAAGTTAACTCCAGATCCGTTAGCTAGTCCCACAGACGATATCACGTACGGTCTTTATTCTTACGAGAGTGGTTACTGGCAGTTTAATATTGGTGATGGGACGTACGACTGGGTAGTTAGTACCAACTATAGCCCAGTTACGCGCAGCGGTAATGATCTATTTTTCTCAGTAACTTCAACTAACCTTGCTGAGGGCTTCTATGAGTATGCTATCGGGACTGGTTTGGATTTTAGTTCAACACTAGTAACCTCTTATAGGATTGAGACTTCTGATGTCGATAGTGTACCCAGTATTCTGTTAGGTAGCACAGGTAGCCTTAACTCTGTAAACTTTACTCACCCCCTAGGTTTCATATCTAAACTAGTCGTCCAAGGTCTTGGAACCACTATTAATGCAAGCTTTGAGACTTGTGTGCTGTATACAAACACTGGTGCTGCTAGGACTGTCAGAAATTTCAGTGGGGTCTGTGATGCAACACGCACTGGCTCGACGCCCACCACGCCTGGACCAGGTGGCATCTCCGAAGACTTTAGAAGTGGGTTTGATAGTTACAAGCAAGCAGGTCTTTGGCTTATTTCGAATGGTCTTGAGGACCATCTTATTATAGCCAAGCTAACGAACCCGACGCTCCCTGAAGGCTATAGCTACAAGAAACTTCTAAGTATCCTTTTTACACCGTCTAACACTCCTGGGGTATTCTTACAGCACATGGGAAAGGTTAGATTAGGTGATGGTTTAATGTGGTCTTCAGGCAATAAGGGTAACTATCGGAGTGGAAATGACTTGCTTACAACTGATTGGCAAAGCACCCCAATTCGTGGTGGTGAACTTGTTGTAGGCCCTGTAGTCCCTCTTCAAGCACACACAGTTACACTACGCGTCAGACCATACGGTGGTTGGATGTATATTGCAGACGCTAACACTTACGAGAGTTATGGGCATCCTACTCTGCCACCTCCTATTGTAGAGTACGACCACTCAATTTCAACCCATGAAGTCCCTCTATATTCTGACAATCTATTTGTTATTGCAAATGGCGGAACTAACGCTTCTATCAAAATTGCAGGCTTTGAATTTGACGTATAACCTTAGAAATTTTCTTGTAACCTTATAACTCTTGTCCAGGTCGAGAGGAAGGGGCCGGTCCCACGCGGGCCGGGGCCACCTGCTACCCAGAGGCGGTGCAGGGCGGGCGGGTCGGAGCCGCCCATGGCCACCCTACTCCGGCGGCGGCGCGGCCACCCAGAGGCCACTCTCGGGGCCAGGCGGGCCTCCCAATTCCTGACAAACTTGCACAATACTCTTAGAAACGAGGGACTAACAATCTGGTCGGTCAACCCGTTAAATTAGCCCAGGGTCCCTCCCCTAAGATAATAGTAGTCAGTAGTAACCCATTACTAAGAGAATCTCATGTTACCTGCCCTAGTAAGTGGTCTTCTTTCTCAAGGTCTGAACTTAGTTGCTAATGCAGCTCTGGCCAAGGGTAAAGATTGGATCAAGGACAAGACGGGAGTTGATCTTGACACTCCTCAGCTATCAGAAGAGTCTCTGCTCAAGCTTAAACAGTTTGAGATGGAGCACGAGGAAGAGCTTATGGCTCTCCAACTTGAAGAGAATAAAGTCTCTGTAGAACTTGAGAAGGCTCGGTTAGCTGATGTCTCAAGTGCCAGGGATATGCAGAAAGTTGCATTAACCCAAAATGACTGGCTTGCTAAACACTTTGTATACTTGCTTGCCTCTGTCTGGTCACTCTTTGCTGCGTTGTATATTGGATTTATCACCTTTGGTAATATCCCTGAAACCAACGTGAGGTTTGCTGATACGATCCTCGGGTTTATCCTGGGTACCGTTATCGCAACCATCCTGCAGTTCTTCTTCGGGTCTAGCAGAAGCTCTCAAGTTAAGGACGAGACTATTAAGTCTGCTGTCCGCAGTATGGGAGAATAGCCAATGTCGCTCGGTCAAGAACAAGAAGCCTTTACCAGAGACCTGGTCAAGTTACTTGCTGAAGCTCACCGTAGAGGTTACGAAGCCCGACTCGGTGAAGTATTCAGACCGCCTGAAATGCAAGAGATCTACGTCAAGACAGGCAGGTCAAAGACCATGAATAGCATGCACCTTAAGAAGTGCGCTGCTGATATTCACTTTACACAAAATGGTCAAGTAGTGTACCCTAAAGAACTGGGTGACTACTGGGAAAGTCTCAGCCTTAAGAACCAATGGGGCGGCAACTGGCGTTCCTTCAAAGATAAACCACACTTCCAAAGGACTGTCTAATGACTTCCACTATTATTGTTGAATCCCATAATAACCCGGTTCTCGTTGAGACCATTGATAATGACAAGGTGACAGCTGAAGTTGTCCTTTGGCCTGTTGATGGCCCTGTCAAGTTCTATACCACGACTACCCGTGAGATTCGTTGTAAGGATCTCAACTACGATCACCCTACTGCCCTCAGGAATCCCGCTAAGGAACCTGAACCCACTATCTTCGAATAAAGCTAAAGACCTGAGCATGTCTATAAACTGCTCCACAAAACGCGGAAATCTATCCATCTTATATGAAAGGCTCTCTAAGAGTCTCTAACCGTACCTTGGATGAGGTACTCAACAGGAGGAATCCTAAAATGTTTGCTGCTATCAAAGACCGCGTTGGCGACGCTCTTCACGCCCTGTTCTGTCGTCAAGAAGCTGCTGATGTCGTGATCGTCTATCTGGCGAAACCGAATACGCACGTCATGGCGGTCTACCAATGTGATTATCTGGTGGCCACTTACACCATCGGCAACGTGGAACTTCTGCAAAAGGAGTTCCGCAAGCGTAACGGTGAAATGCGCCACTTCCTGTGGAAGCTGACAGCCAAGCATCCGATCATGATTGTCGAGGCGGAGACTCCTCGGAATCTGTCGGACCTGCTGGTTGACGGCGTTCCTGCCCTTTAATCCTGGAGAGGGTACTGCTATGGTCTGGAAAGATCTGATCACTTACATCGTGACCATTCGCTGGCTTAACCACCACGAAGTCTTCACGATCGACGCTACGGACTACGAAGAGCTTTTCAAGAAGCTCGTTGACAAGGGTCTCATCGGGGCTCAAGGTATCGACATCGAGTTCTACTAACTACAATCAGCCCTGGACATGGCTTTAAACTGTCTACTTCTTTTCTTTTAATTTTTGATTGGAGACTAACATGAAATAGACACCTCAGGTAGAGTAGAATGTGCCACCACGTTTCAACTTCTCGGTTGGGCTATCTGGACTGACCTTTCACCCTTTGTGCAGGGCTACATCGAGGCTCTGCTTGAAAGCCTTTGCCCTGAAGAGGACGGCTCACGAGCTATGAGGCTTCCTGCTTTTACAGATCTTGCACCTGAGACTTTTAAGCGGATCCTTGAAGACTGCGAGGCGTGGCGTAAGACTTACCCAAACGTTAGTCACTGTAAACGGGGCGGTGCAAGCTTCTGGCGTCTTCGCTCCGAGCAGCTAGTCAAACGGTCAGCCTTCCCACCACTTGCCAGCTATTTGGGCAATGACGCCCTTATATACTTTGGAGAAAGTAGATGAAAAAGCGTTTTAAGATCGTTATAGAGTTCGAAGGTGATATCGACATGGTTCCTGGCTGGGGTGACAACACCGCAGACTGGGTCAGGATGATCGCTCGAGACTTCGAACGGCAAACCCACTACAACACCAGTGCAAAGGTGATCTCGGAGGAGATTACCAGCGTAGAAATAAAGGATTGATTATGGAAAAGTTTAACCCAGCTATTGAGCGATTTATTTCTTGGCTAATGTCTGCCGGGATGACTCGCCAAGCTGCAATCAACCGTATGCGTCAAGGATCTTAATCACGGCCGACCAAATCCTAAGGTAGGTCTTATGAAAGCTTTCAAGAACTTACACAACCTTTAACTTGGAGATCTGATAATGTATCTCGATACCACCCAAGTCGCCAAAGCCGCTCTCAAAGCTTATAAAGAGGGTAGACTCTCAGCTCAAGGCCCTACGCCTGAGTGCGCATACCGGGATAGTAGTGGCCGCCCTTGCGCAATCGGAGCCGCAATTCCTGATAAACTCGCCGAGGTTCTAACAGGTTCTATCTTCGCCATCATCTCCACCAGGGGCTGGAGGACCAACAACATTCAAGGACTTTCCATGCTGCAAGCAGCCCATGATGATTGGGTTTGCGGCCCTAAGTCTCGCTACCGCGAAGAAGATTTTGTGAAAGTCGCTGTGATGCTGGCAGGAGGAGTTTAACTATGACTGACCAAATCAAACACGCTACGCTTCAAGAGTGGATCGAGGCTCTTGAGAGTGGAAAGTACCAACAGCATCGCAAGGAACTTACACCAAATAGCATTCCCATTGAAAGCACAGATACTTTGTGCTGCTTGGGAGTTTATTGTAAGATTTCTGGATACACAGGTAACTCAGCCGATCTCCCCTATTTTGCTATTGTGGACGAGAATGTAGAAGTACGGGTAGCCGATTGCATTATTTGGAACGATTACGATGATCTAACCTTCCCTGAAATCGCCCAAAAGCTTCGGGAACGTTATCTCAACAGGGGTACCCAAAATGCCACGCTTTAAATTTGAGAGCGCTTCCCAGCAAGGTTACGTTCTCAACACTCTCACTAGACTTCTGCAAGATATTAATGAACGAAGTCATTCTACTGCTGAAACCCAGAACCTTCGCCTGGCTATCAAGTGTGTCCTGGATGCGGAAGTTGAAGGAGAGTTCTCATGAAGAAGTTCTGGCTGGTATACTGTCCAAGGTACTCAGTTATGTATCGGATGCCCAATAGAATAGAAGCCGCCTGTGAAGCAGACCGGCTCGCCAGAAAAGAGCCTGGGAAAACTTTCGTAGTTCTTGAGGCGGTAGCCTCTTATCAAGTCACGCCCTCAGAAGTTGTTGTTAAACTGCTGGATTCCTGACTATGGAGATCTCAAGTTGTTCTAACTGTAGTGAGTATCACTACTCTGCCTGCACCCTCTACGCTTTTTACCCAAAAGTCCTTCATTACTGCAGTTCTCACACGCCAGCCTACGGTACTACCACACTGCCTGAGGCTTTCTTGCTGGGAGCTTTTGCTAATGAGCGTTGGTTGCTTACAAGCAAACAAATCTCAGAATGGGAGACTGTGGGAGAAGTGGTAGAGATTCTTAACTTTCTGGAAATCTTTGATTCCTGGGCGTCTATCCTAACAGGAGACCTATGATGACACCCCAAGAAATCTTTGACACCGTTGCCACTCACCTGTTTACACAAGGTGAGCGTGCTACTGACAATTATACTTGCGTGTATCGTACACCTGAGGGTCTCAAGTGTGCGGTTGGCTGTCTTATCCCTAACAAGCTCTATCGAGTGTCTATGGAAGGAACTGTGCTCGATGGTCTCCTGCGGGATACAACATGCCAGCTTCCCAAGTATTTTAGAGAGAACAGAGAGCTTCTAAGAAAGCTACAGACTGCTCATGACAATCAGGACAACTGGAGCAGTTCCCGGCACATGCGTAAGCGCCTGGAAGAGATTGCTAAGGAGCACTACCTCAACTACGATATACTTAAAACTCTTAGTTTCTCATGGGATATAGCTCAATGACACCTCAACAAATTTTCGATACCGTCGCCACCCACCTGTTTACTCAAGGACACCCAGCCAAAAACCCGGATGGGTTCTGCGTATACCGCGCATACAGCGGGGATAAGTGCGCAGTTGGGTGTCTGATTCCTGACAGTGAGTATGAACCCCAGATGGAGAGTCAAAGCGTTAAAGAGTTAGTAATTCGATTTAAGACTCCTCTGTATTTTGCAGAGAACTTGGAGTTCCTTACTGAGTTGCAGAAGGTTCATGATTTCGTCGAATCTTGGACCTCTGAACAAACTCTGAAGCTTGCGTTATACAGAGTCGCTAGTGATTATAAGCTAAACCCTCACGTCTTGATCGGTTTAACTCTCTAAAGAATAGGAAGTAAGCTAATGTTGACTCGTAAACTTTTCTCGTCTGGTTATCTCAGGGCAAATCCTGGCATCAAAATTCTTGTAGAGGTAACTATCTCTAAATACCAACCTGATCTCAGAAGCTCGAATCTTGGAGTAGACGCCAATGGTGAGTATCTTGGCGTTATTCCAGTGAGTTCCGTAGTTGACTTGCTTGCAGAACCTTTCAAACCAGGTGACCTAGTGAAGTACGATGAGATTAGCCGCGGGAAAGTCGTCTATGTTGCTCCCGACGGTATGGTCGCTGTTATCTGGGGTGATAACAGTAAAGGTTGGTGGGAACCTGATAAGCTTGAAAGGGACTTTGATGTCATTTAACCTGTTCAAACGCGACTACAAAGCTCTTCGGCAGATCAATGGAGCAGTCTCAGGACCACTCGCGCGATTGTTCTACCTTAGAGGCATGTATGTAATGTATGCCGAGTCTAACGAGGTCTCTCTTAGAAACTTCGTTCCCATCTTTCGTGCCGCCAATGCCCTTGAGATTTGTGTTCTATACTTTGAGTATACTGAGTCCCACATCAAGGGGCTTGAGATGCTTACCAACGAGGAATTCAGTAAGTTGCCTCGCCGGTATCAACTAGAAGCTGTAAAGCTAGAGAGTCTCTTCAACAACATCAATCTCTGGAGTCGCAACCTGTGCCCTGGTCGAAACGCCACAAGCTCCTCAAACTTGTCGCCTCTAACGCGAATGTCCTTACACTAGCTGGAGTCGTGCTAGGTCTTATTGTTGTGCTTGGCCTTGTTGTTGAAATCGTTTGTTCTGTGGTGAGGTGGACACGTGCAAGTAGCTCTTAACTTATTCCTGGCGTTCCTCCTAATTCTTGGAGGTGTATGTTTGCGGGAAATCTTCCATCTTATATGAAAGTCCTAGAAAGGTCTAATATGAGGTTTCTAACCTTGATCTTTGTAATCATCTTCAACGTGTTGATGATCGTCATCAGCACTGTCCTTGCCGATAAGCTCATGGGGTCTGCTTGGTTCAAGAAGCATATCCACAAGTTCTCGGTCCTTTAAAGAAAGGTCTTACTATGTTCGCCCAAACCGTCGCCCGTACTGCTGGCTTCATCTCCGGTGTTGCCCTCATCGTAGGCTTCGCCAAGATCGTCGGTTGGTTCATGACCATGGCTCTCCGTGGTCTCACGTTTCTCTTCCAGAAAGGCTTCATCAGGTTCCGCTAATGAAAATTCTCCTCTTTGTGATCAGCATTCCGTTCCGTGTGATCCAGGCTATTCTCTGGAACATTGCGGGTCTCATCAGTCTCGTCCTGCTTCTGGCTATGACGATTCTGGGCTCGGTCGCCGCGATCCTCAGTTCTTTGATGGTTCTGGGTATCAACGCGATCGTGAAACAGCTCCAAAAGAAAGCTGTAAGGGCTCTGTAAATGCCTGCAAAGACTTTTATACGAAGTCTCGCTGAAGGCTTTGTAGTATCCATCATACTGGTAGCCCTAGCATTTACGCTAGCCGTTGGCTTTCTAATGCCAGCGTTTGGGCCTCTTAAAATCCCAAGGCGAATTATCTACAACTTCCAGCTCTTATTTTTGAGCTTGTGGGTGATATTCACCACCTACTTTTCTAACAAGAAGCCCTAGACATGGCTAAAATCTGTCTACCACAGCCCTGAACATGGCTCTAAACTGTTCATCTTTTCTCTTATTTTTATCATTTTAAATAGCCCTGAACATGGCTCTAAACTGTTCTGAGTTCCCAAATAAATTTTTGGGCGATTGAGAATTGTAAAGAAAAGAAATGATAGTACTTGCAGGAATACTCGTGATGGGAGCCTTGGTGCTCTGCTATAGACTTCTGAACGGTATTCTTGCAAGCGTGTTTGTGAGCCTGGTAATCTCTATCGGGCTAGGTTTTATTCTGAGAGATAGATAATGCGTCAGGCATTGATAGCGTTATTGGATAAAAGACGTAAAGTAGAAATAGATCCTCGAAGTCCTCTTAAGTTCCTCATAACGGCCCCTGTAGAGTCTTATATAGACATGGCAATCTCCATCGTCTATTTATACACACGTCCAAAGAAAGGTTTTAAAAAGCAAGCTACATACCTGACAGAAGTGATCTCTGCTTTGGGCCATGGAGTGCGCAATAAGCTTAAACTCAAACGCGACTCTTCAGCTGCAGCAAAGACAGGTGCATTCATCCTGTACTCGTTTGAGCAGTTAGGTCTTCTTGAAGTCACTCTGGGTCAGGGCTCTAAAGGTCACAACGCTTACATAATTCAAGTTACTAACGATGATTTGATTTGTGCTCTTTGGAATGCTTTGACAATCACTCAAGCTGAAAAGCTTCCAAGTCTTACTCCGTTTGCTCCCTGGGTTAGTACCAAGCATGAGACAGGTGCTACACTTGTCAAAACTGGTAATAAACGAGTCCTGGAGAGTCTCCAACCTGATACTCATCCAATTGTATTTTCTTGTGTAAACAAAGCTCAGACCCAAGGTTGGCGTGTTAATAAAGACATCTACGATATTTATAGATGGGCCCTCGATAACAAAACAGAAGCTTTCTCAGACATTTGGGACCAACACAATCCTGAAGCTAGGACCACCAAACTTAGAGAAGCTAAAGCGATCATTACTATTGCTGACAAGTTTGTTGACAAAACTTTCTATCATCTTTACTACTACGATTTTAGAGGTCGTAAGTACCCAACAACGGCTTACCTCCATGAACAAGGCTCAGATGCCGCAAGAGGTCTACTTTTAAGAGCTGATCAAAAGGCTTTAGGCAAAGATGGTGCTAAATGGTTATACATCTATCTTGCCAATCTTTGGGCAGGCGATGCAGATAGAGCTGATGGTCTAAAAACTGACAAACTCCCACTCAGGGACAGAGTTCATTGGACTATGAGCAATGCTGCTGTATTGTTAAGCTATGCTACAGATCCTAAAACTAATCAGGGCTGGATGCAAGCTGACAAGCCTTGGCAATTCTTAGCAGCTTGTTTTGAATTCAACCGTCTTGTAGAATATTGCAGCACAGGTCGTATGACTAATGGTTTTGAATCTTCTTTAGAATGCTATTTAGACGGTAGCAATAATGGATCTCAGCATCTTTCAGCCCTTACGCTTGATGAAGAAACTGCGCCTCACGTAAACCTTGTCCCGCTCGCTTTTCCTGGTGATCTTTATAACTACGTCGCTAAACATGTTTGGGAAAGAATTGATGAGTACTGTGAAGATTTTTCTTTAGAAGAAAAAGACCAGATAGACGTCTTTATCAGCGAACTCCTTAAATATAAGACCTCAATCCATGCTCTTCCTCAAAACTCAGATGTGCGTAAATCTTTGATTGAAGACTTAAAAGTCTTTAGGAACTCAAATAAAGAGCTTTTAACACTTGCCGCACCGGTGTTCTGGAAGAAGCTTAGCAGCCCTAAGGATCGTAGGAAGGTAGTCAAACGTAATGTTATGACTCTCCCTTACGGTGGTACTCCTTACGGTCTCGGTGAGCAACAGATATCGGATGCACCCAAGCATGGTATTGAACTTCTCAATGGTCTTGAACAACGTTGGGGTGCTTACATGGGAAGAGAAGTCTACGAGAGTTGTCGAGTGTCGCTTAAACGCCCAATGCAGCTTCTTACTGTGTTTGAAAAAGCAGGTAAAGCAGCAGAGGACCGAGGCGAGTTCTTATCCTGGACAGTTCCTGTAACAAACTTTCCGGTTGTCCAAAACTATACTCAGGGTAAAGTTAAAAAGATTTGGGTACAATATGGACCTCCTGAAGGAGAGCGCCTGGGTACAGGGTACTACACAAACACTCTTCAACTTGCTGTGTGTTTTATTGAAGATGTAGTTCCTTCAAAGAACAAGCAAGGTCAATCTGCTAGCCCAAATGCTATCCACAGTCTGGATGCAGCCCATCTTGCTATCACAGTCCATGAAGCTGAATTCTCTATAACAACTATTCATGACTCTTATGGAGCCCTGCTAGGTGATGTGGAGGGCTTATTTATACTTGTGAGAGAAACCTTTGTTGAGCTTTATGAGACCAATCCTTTAGAACAGCTCATGAAAGATATTCAGGGTGATGCTAGTCAAATCATGATTGGTAGCTTGGATATCAGAGCTGTACTTGAATCTGACTATTGCTTTGTGTGAGGCGAAATGATTGTAATTAGAAGTGTCTATGACATTCAAAAGGCTCCATTGCCTGTCCGGATAGAACTTCAGAAAATGGTTGGCAATGCCATCAAAGAGGCTTCCGAAGATCTTTTTAGAATTTTTGAAGACTTTGATTTCACTTACGGTGGTGCTTTCTATATAGTAGAAACTCCCCAAGAACTCCAAAATATTCCTACTGACGAACACTCTGAAGATGGGACTAGACATTTAACTCTAGGAGAGACTGCAAGCACTTATGAGCTCGCTTATTATCTTCCAGACAAATCTTTTGCTTGTCTTGTTATGATCACGTCCAACTCCGGTGGAGACACTTGGTATATCCCACAACATCTTTATATGCAGTCTGAAAATCTTATCCAGTCTATCAAGATGACTTCACCAGATAACGATATATGGTCAATTCCTTTTAATCCAGGTATCCATGCAGATTTCTAGAAAGTCCCTTTTCTCAGGGATCACCAGAACAAAAGAACTAGACATCACGCCTGCTGAGTGGAAAGATTATGAATCGGGAACTCTTATTCAAAACGCTTTCCCTAGGCTCAGTGCTGATGATCGAGAGTTTATTATGACAGGCGCAGTTCCCGAAGAATGGGATGCTGCTTTTAAAGAGGATTGACTTATGAAGATTAATATCCTAATCCCTCAAGCTTACGACGAGCTGCTGCTCCAAGTAGAGCCTTCAGACTTGGTCCTAGTATTGGAAATCTTAGCTAAGGCTCACACTATTAGGCACGACTACGCACTTCAAAAGTATGTATTTGATGAATTCAAACCACTACAAGTAAGGATTGTCCCAGACGGCCTTATTGAACCGGCTACCACCATTGCAGTCGAAGAATATAAAGCTATTACAGCTTCTACACCTATTACTCGAGCTTCTAGCATTGACGAAGAAATTCCATTCTAACTGGCCCGAGAACCCGTTATATTAACCCTCTTTGAGGGCATCCATTTAAATCCGAGGATCATATGCCTATTTTGAATAATGTTGAACTGCATCACGCCTATCTTGACCCGAAGCGTCCGAATAACCGCTTTGACAAGGTGAAGCCTACCTGGGAAGTTCAAGTTAGAACTACCGATAAAGCCGTCAAGAAGATTTGGGAAGAACTTGGAATTCCGGTTAAGGCGATTGTGCCTGATGAAGGTGAAACTTTCTTCCGAGCCAATCTCCGTAAGAAGTCTGTCAAGGCTGATGGCACTGCTGGTGAAGCTCCTGAGCTTGTTGATGGTAAGGGGAATCCTGTCGATCCGAAGACTGTTGGAAACGGTTCTATTGGTAACGTCCGGATCTTCCAATACCAGGGTACAAAGCCTGATGGGTCTGCTACAACTGTAAGTGTGCTTATGGGTGTTCAGCTTGTTAAACACATTGTGTACAAGCCTAAGGCTCGTGATGACGGCTTCAGCGAAATTGAAACAGAAGTTATTGAGTACGACGAAGATGAGGGCAGCTCCTCGGGTGCCAATATCAGCGTTTAATTAAACTAGTGGGGTAGGTGAGAGCCTACCCCTTTTTAATGGAGTTATAATGTCTAACCCTGTTTCGCCCAGCCACTATAAAGACTACTGCGACGGAATGCAGTGGCTTGAGACTATGCAGTACCTTCCGGACTTCAAAGATCCTGAGAAGTTTAAAGCAGCTATCAAGCTTCAAATTCGTAAGTATCTCGACCGTGACGGTCAAAAAGATGATACCCGTCAAGAGCTCCGTAAAGCTCTTTGGTATCTTAAGTTTCTAGTGGCCTACCTTCATAACGATGGCAAGCCTCTAATGATTGTAGACGTAGACACAGTATTGGCTGAGCTTGAAAAGTAAATGACACGTTGGGTATATGACGTTGAAACAGATGACCTGTTGGTCGGTTGTACCCGCATGTGGATCCTTTGTGCATACAACCTTGATACAGAGAAACTTCATTACTGGCTAGAGGGTGACCTCAGCTGGCAGGAGGAATTTAGTAAAGCAACACTTGTTGCAGGCTTTAACAGTCTAAAATTCGATAACCTAGTTCTTGAAAAGCTTTTTAATTTTAAGTTTCCTGAAACCTGCCAAATGCGCGATCTTCAGATTATTTCTCTGGTTCTTGACTTCAATCGCTTTGGTAAAGATGTTCCGCATAGTCTTAAGAACTGGGGTAAGCATCTTGGGTTCGACAAGTTAGACTTTGATGCATTCCATGAGTACTCGGAAGAGATGTTGGATTATGCTAAGCGTGACGTCATGCTGACTGTCATGGTTAACAACGTGCTCCTTAAAGAACTCACGGAAGCTATGAAGAAGGCTCCTCTTCTCCAAACCTATATTAAAGCTGAATACGCAGTAGCTGAGTGGGTTGGTCGTGCTGAATGGCATGGTTGGCCTTTCGATAAAGAGGCTGCAATAGAGCTCTCTGGGAAGCTTGATGTAGAGATGAAGAAAGCTGAAGATGCCTTAACAAGCATCCTTGGTATGAAAGCTGTAGCCGTAGACAAGGTTGGCGATGTCGTAGAAGTCAAGGAGCCTAAGTATACTCTTCAAGGCTTCTACCATGCCCACACAGCTAGCTGGTTTGGTGTTGAACCTGTAGAGGGACTGCTGGAGCCTTGGGAGCGACCTGTCAGTGGACCTTACTGTAGGGTAACATTTGAGCATCTTTCTCTAAGTTCACCTGCTGATGTGAAGATCTTCTTGTTTAGACACGGTTGGATTCCAACAGAGTGGAACTACAAGAAAGATCCTAATACCGGTCGTAGGACTAAAGAGAAAAGTACTCCTAAGATCACAGAAGATAGTCTTGAGCTTCTCGGTGAGAACGGTAAACTGTATCCTGCGTACCTAACAGCTAGGTCACGTTCAGGTATCCTCAGAACTTGGATTGAAGTTGTTGATGAGAACGGCAGGCTGCACGGTGACTCGTTCACGATTGGTACCCCTAGTATGCGTACGAGGCATAACATTATTGCCAACGTACCTACCGGGGATAGCCCTTGGGGGCGTGAAATGCGTTCGTTATTCACCGCGTTACCCGGATATAAACTCATCGGGTGTGATTCGGAGGGTAATCAAGCACGTGGCCTTGCGCACTACCTTGGTGACCCTACTTTCACCCACACGCTTCTGAATAAAGATATTCACACCTTTAATGCTACGCTACTTGATAAGGTTCTTAGTGAGATTGGTTTTAACTGGTCAGCTTACCTTATTAAAGAAGGTAAAGCTCAGCTCCCTAAAAGAGTTCAAAAGTTCCTTGAAAGTAAAAGTCTCACAAAAGAGGACTACTTTAAGAGTAACCGTAAACGTAGGTACCACGATAAGGCAATTGCAACAGCTAAACGGGCTGTAGCTAAACGAATCCTGTATGCATTCTTGTTTGGTGCTGCAGGATTAAAACTTTGGAGCTACGTTACGGATGTTGGAGACTCGGTTCGTGGTAATAAACTCAAGCTTGGGTTTACAAAAGCTGTTCCAGGCTTCCAAGGTCTCATCGACAGACTAGGTAACATCTATGGCTCAACTAAGAAATTCGGCGACGGGTACATTTACTCTATCGCTGGAAATAAGATCTACGTCGACTCTTTCCATAAACTTCTTGTTTATCTACTCCAGTCATTGGAAAAGATTACTTGCAGTGCGGCATTGATGCTCACTATGAAAGGTCTTAAGGAGGCTGGTATCCCTTATATCCCTTGTATTATGTACCACGACGAAATTGATTTCATGGTTCCTGAACAATACGCCACGCAAGCTGCAGCCATTGGTAAGCAAGCATTTGTTGATGGTCCTAAACTCTTTGGAGTGATGATCATGGGCGGCTCAGGTAAAATAGGAAACAACTGGTATGACGTCCACTGATGAACCTGCGTACTTTGAGTTTAGAACTAGCGTGAAGTTTAGGGATAATAGAACTGCCAAGTGGTCTAAGACATATGACTACAAGACAACTGAGCAAGTTCCTCCCGATACTTGGATTCTTGTGAATGTTGGAGGTTTTCCGGCAACTGCAAGAGTTACTCAGTCGTATAAGACCAATCCCGAAGCTTTGGTGTCTCTGAAACCTGTCTTGCAACTTTTAGGAAAGCTCTGACATGGATGCTTTCAGTACTTCACGAGATGGAGGCGGTGTCCAGTTATACAACATCCTAGACGCCACAGACCTAGCAGCCCTCAGGCATCGAGCTAATCTAGTAAGTTTTAGAAAGATTCCCGTAGGGCTCAACCAAAGCATAATGCTAGCGGCTATGCCAAATGATATCTCTATCACATTGAGAAATGCTGCTGAATTTGGAGTACACCACCCGCTGCAATTGTTGAGCTCTATGCTGAGGCTTAATACTACAGTGTGTGATGCAGAGCCTAGAATTCACACTGATAACGATATAGGTGGTGTACGACCTGTCTACGGTTCAGTCTCTTATCTTGAAGATGGTCCGCCTGGACTTCACGGTACTGCTTTATACGAGCATCCTGAGTACGGGCGTGGCTCCGATGATGTCTCTGTCTTTACAGACAATACTGGTTGGGAGCCTTGGTACATCAATCAAGCAAAGGCAAACTCTATGTTTTTGTTCAAGTCAAATCTCTACCACGGAAGATACCCTTGGACAACTTATGGAGTTAGCCAGCTTACTGGTAGGAAGGTCGTAGTTCAATTTTATAGGTGAGAGATGCGATCTGTCTTCAAGTTATCTCTTTTAGTGCTTCTAGTTACAGCTGCCCTTTACTCGGGTATGTATTTCATGAGACCCGGTAGTAAAGTGTTTGCTAGTAGCTATGAGTTCAACAAACAAATCTCAGGACTCTGCGAGAGTATGCGTCTTGTAGATGGAAAGCTCAGGCTTGCCTTTGCAATAAAGCTACGAGAAGATCTAAACGCTGCTAATCGTTCTCAAGACCTTACTGACAAAAACAGGGCTTGTGCTTTCGAGGCTCAGCGTGTGACTGGGATTCAATAATTCATGCTAAGGAGTCCTAATGAGTACTATCTTTATTTTCTCAAACACTTTGGACGGTCTTGCTGGGTATTGCTATGCTCTGACTGACAACGGAGTGATTCTAAACAGCAGATACTGTTCTAATCAGAAGTTTGCTCTTGCTGATTTGAACGACCATAAAGCCAATAGTCACTACCGTCTGTACTTCAGGGAGATTCGTTATAAAGTTGAGTTCGTCCGTGCAGATCGGCTAGAAGCTCATGAAGAGTTTCAAAAAGCACTTGCAAAGTTCCTATCAAGGCTAGACTCTCCGGAGTACCTATCTAACTGGCACATTCCGCACGTCATTAAGAAGAGCGACAAAGTTAATGCCTGAAGTAACATTCCCGCTACGAGTAGTCGGAGTTGAGTATAATTGTGACACCTGCGGTCTACCAGTCAAAGTGATAGGACAAGTTCCTGGGCTGCTGGCCAACGCACCTCCTAAATTTAGAGCTTCCTGTCAGAAAGGCCACCTACACCTGTTGGACAAACAATATCCGGGGATTGGGTATGAACGAGACACACCGACTGTTTCTGAAATCATTGATTTGTAATGCTGTAGCCGCAGCTATAGCAACAATCTTCATGCTAGCGATACAAGCAGACTTTGGCCTCATTCTTAACCTTGGGATTTTGGTTCTTGTCACTCAGGTCCTAACTATCATCTTCATGGCTATTGAGTATAGAAAAACCTTCTGCACTTTTTGCCACAAACGCTCTCATCAAGAAATTTATCAAGCTGATAATTCATACAGGATTTGTTCAAAATGCAAAACAATAGAACCTCTCTAGTTACAATCTTCTGGGTTGCCATCACTATGATCTTGCTGTTCTTTATCATTACAGCATGCAACGGAATACCTTCTAAGCCTGCTTGGCAACGTGATATGGATAAACTTCAAGGCGAACTTATAGTAGCTTCGGCTTGTAATGGTTACTGGGACAGCCCTGCAGTTGAAGCTAGCAACTCAGAAGTCTTTATTGTAAAGGCAGAAGCCATCAGGAACCGCTGGGGTGTCTCAGTTGAAGAGATGCTAGAATACCTCCCGCAAGCAGAAGCTGAAACTATTGCCAAAGCCGCTAATCAGACAGTTGATGGTCAGCGTAAAGGTAAGACTCCAGCGCAGTGTATGACTTTCTTAGCCAATTGGGGTAACTGAGGGAGCAAATGACAATAGCACTGATCGACGGCGATGTGATGGCTTACCAAGCCTGCTATACTCGCTACGAGAGAACTGCAAATAACGTCGATGGTGTACAGCGTATACAACTAGACGCAGATGGAAAGCGAGTACCGCTGGAATTTACTACTGAGGAAGATTCAAGGTACCTCAGAACTTGCTGGGAAAACTTTAAAAAGAATGTAGGACGAGTTTGTGACCGCTTCTACTGCTCTGAAGTGTTGATTGCAATCAAAGGCCGGGACAACTATCGAGACCTGTTGTATCCAGAGTATAAGCTTCCTCGGGTGAATAGTGATAACTCGGGGAAGCTTGCACCCTTTGTAAAAAATATCAGGAACCTGGCTGAATTTGAACTAGAAGCTGTACCAGCCCATGGACGTGAAGCGGATGACTTGCTAAGGATCTGGTCAAATGAGGCCAGAGCTGCAGGTCAAGACTTTATTGTGTTCTCTAACGATAAAGACCTACGTTGTATTCCTGGTAAACACTTTATAGTTAACTTTGATAAGACTAAAGAGGCACTGATCGAAGTCTCTGAACATGATGCGCGTGTCAATTATTACACCCAGCTCTTAAAAGGCGACATGACTGATAATATCCCAGGGCTTCCAGGGATCGGTCCGGCTAAGGCTTCTTCAAGAGTTGCTGATTGTATCACTGACGCAGACTTCCAAGAGGTCGTGGTAGGTTCCTATATTGAATTCTATGACGACCAGTGGTATGATTACTTTCTTAGTAATGGTAAGCTGATCCACATCCAAAACCATCTAGATGACTACTTTGATTGTTCTGATTGGCCTATTGTGCAGGAGCTACGACCTTGAAGTTCACAGGCACAATACCTAAAGGTCAACCTACCCTGAAACCTGTGTCAGCTTTTAAAAACGGACACTGGGAATTCCCTGAACAGATGGCAGGACAGGGTTGGGTAGGTTTTGTATATGTAATCTATGACAAAGAACTCAGTCGTGGCTATATCGGTAAAAAGCAGTACTATGGTACAGGTAAACTGAACAACGGCAAAGAGTCAAACTGGCGGACTTATAAGACCTCTTCACCACTCCTTAAAGAGCACTTTGCTGTAAGACCTTTGTCAGAGTTTGAATTTATCTGCCTAGAACAGTACAGGACAAAAGGTACGCTCTCTTATTCTGAGACTTGGTCTCTTTGCTTTGTTGAAGCTCCTACCACTAAGCTGTACTATAACACGCTGATTGAGAAGGTGTCTTGGCGGGTTAGTGAACCTATCAGTGCCAGGCACCGTGAACGTCTAATTCAATTTATGGAAAGGGTTAAAGGTGTTTAACTTTATTAAACTTACTGTAGCTGCTCTATTGATAATTATGTGTTTTGTAGTGCTTGTTGCGGCAGGATTCCTCTTCGAGATGTCTGCTCAAGCAATCCTCGATACCGGTCAACTGGACCTTTTATCTGGACTCTGTTTGGTCACTTCTGGAGGCATCCTTATTGGTGGCCTTAAATCTGCACTTGAAGCAATGGGAGACTAATGTCTAAGATAGTTGCTCACAATCTCAAGTGCCTATCTCCAACTTGTCAGTCCAGCGATGGTAGGCAGCTATACGATACAGGAACCTCTTTTTGTTTTTCTTGTACAACTTGGTTTAGCGCAGCAGATAGCAAAGCAGAAGAAATCGTGGAATCCACTCCTAAATCTCCTAGCCTAATACGAGTAACCACAGATCCTCTTGAAATTAAAGAAAATTTTCAGGTTAGAAGCTTTCCAGAACGTAAAATCTCTAAAGAAGTCTGTGAGTTCTATGGCGTGAAAGTAGGCTTCAAAGGTAATGGTGAAATTGGCTACCATTACTATCCGTATAAAGATGGTGAAAGCTACCAACGCCGAGAACTTCCTAAAACGTTCACCTGGATCAATAAAGTAGACGATCTGTTTGGTATTGAAAGATTCCAAATGGGCGGCAAGCGTGTGATCATTTGCGAAGGTGCAATGGACACTCTTTCGATGGCTGAAGCAAGCTATCGTAGATATAAGAAGTTTTACCCAATCATTGGTCTCCCTAGTGCAGCTTATACTAAGTCTCTGATTGCAGCCAGGGATCAACTTAGGAACTTTGATGAAATCATTGTTTGCTTTGATGAAGATGAGGCAGGACATAAAGCTCAACAAGAAGCTGTAAAAATTCTAGGTCTTGATAAAGTAAAGCTCACCAAGCTCCCTAAGAAAGACGCCGGCGATGTTCTTACAGAACTCGGTCCTGAAGAGCTGCTTCGTTGCACCTTCGACGCTGTAAAGTATATTCCGTCTGGGATTATTACCAAAGAAGCTCTTTGGGAACAGATGGCAAACTACGACCAAACGCCCTCAACGTCATATCCACCCTGCCTAGAGGGTCTTAACACTAAACTCAAGGGGATGAGACTTAATGAAATCACACTGTTTACTTCCGGTACTGGTAGTGGGAAGTCTACTATGCTTAGGGAGATTATTCTGCATATCCTATCAACTGAACCGGACGCTAAAATCGGTGTTGTAAGTCTGGAAGAATCTCCTGCAGAGACTGGTAAGAAAATCTCAGCCATGTATCTCTCCAGAAATCCTTCTCAAGAAGAGATTCCTCTGGATGAGCTGCGACATGGTTTTGATGCAACTTTTGGTACAGATAGAATTATCCTTTTGGACCATCAAGGTTCTATGAGTGATACATCTATTATGGATAAGCTAGAATATATGTGCTTGATGGGCTGTCAATACTTGCTCCTTGACCACATTACGATTCTAGTTTCAGAAGGTGTTGAAGGTAGAGAAGGTAACGAAGCTCAAGACAAAATTATGAGTGACCTTCTTAAGCTTGTGAAGCGTCACCCTGTATGGCTTGGTCTAGTGTCACACTTGAGAAAGACTAGTAATAGCTCAGGTAAGTCTTTTGAGGAAGGTAGACTTCCTTCAATGGATGACATTAAAGGCTCAGGCTCGATTAAGCAGATCGCGTTTGATATTGTTGGATTTGCTCGTAATATGAACGCAGAATCAGAAATGGAACGAAACACTATTGACATGTGTGTTCTGAAATGCCGTTTCTCAGGCCTCACGGGTGCTGTACCTGGTGCTCGATATATTTATTCGACAGGTAGACTAGAAGCCATATCGCACTGTGAAGAGTTTGTTACTATTTAGGAAGTAAGATGGACACACCTTGGAGTTCTATTGGGTACGTTACGTATAAGCGTACTTACTCGCGTAAACTAGAGAACGGTAATTCTGAAGAATTCGAAGACACTGTTGATCGAGTTATTTCTGCTTGTGATACTCAGCTTGAAGTTGGGTTCACTGATAAAGAAGAAGAGCAACTTAAGCGCTACATGATGGAGCTTAAGTGCAGTGTCGCAGGGCGATTCTTGTGGCAACTTGGCACACCTACGGTTGAACGCCTTGGTCTGGCGTCTCTCCAAAACTGCGCATTTGTGGTTGTAGATGAGCCTATCAGACCTTTCTGCTGGACTATGGACATGTTAGCGCTCGGTGCTGGTGTGGGCTATAACATCCAGCGGCATCACGTCGACAAGCTCCCAAAAGTTAAAACTTGGTTTAAAGCTCCTACGCGCACTAATGATGGCGGTGCTGACTTTATTATTCCCGACTCACGTGAGGGTTGGGTCAAGTTCTTAGGTAAAACTCTCAAAGCTGCCTTCCTTTCAGACACTGAACAAAAAGGCACTTTCACTTACTCGCCTCAAGTGATTCGTGGTAAGGGTACGCCTATCGCAGGTTTCGGCGGTGTTGCTTCCGGTCCTGAAGAGCTGTGCTGGGGTATTAACGAGATCTCCAAGGTTCTCATGAAACGCTCCGGTAAGCAGCTTCGACCGATTGACTGTCTGGATATTATGAATATCATTGGCTATATTATTGTGGCTGGTAATGTTCGTAGGTCTGCTCAACTCGCCATTGGAGATCCTGATGATGTTGAGTTTCTCCTTGCCAAGCGATTTGACCTCGGGTCTGTCCCCAAGTGGCGAGCGATGTCTAACAATTCGGTCGCGTGTGACGACATCTCGGAGTTGCACGACTACTTCTGGGACGGCTATACTGGTCGCGGTGAACCATATGGGCTCATTAATCTCAGACTTAGTAGACTTATTGGTAGACTTGGGGAAACCCAATACCCAGATCCAGGGGTCGAAGGCTATAATCCCTGTGCTGAACAATCCTTAGAGACTTACGAAACTTGCTGTCTTGCTGAAGTCTTTCTTCCTAACGTGACTTCCGAAGATGAATTCATCGATATTCTTGAAAAACTTTATCGTATTAATAAACATTCATTGATGCTTGACTCTCATCACCCTGAAACCGGAGCGGTCATCGCTAAGAATATGCGAATGGGTATTGGTATTACAGGCATCCTTCAAGCTACTCCCGAACAAATGTCTTGGTTAGACAGTGGCTATGGCTTTTTGAGACTGTTTGATGTACAGTACTCAAAGGATATGGGTGTTGAACCCAGCATCAAGTTGACAACTGTTAAGCCTTCTGGTACCCTCAGTCTTCTGCCGGGAGTGCTCCCTGGTATTCACCCTGGCTACGCTCGCTTTATGATAAGGAGAATTAGAATTGACTCTTCGCACCCGCTTGTTGACGTCTGTAAGTCTCATGGTTATCCAGTGGAATATGCTCGTGAATTCGATGGCACGTTAGATTATAAAACCATCGTAGTCTCGTTCCCGTTTGCGTACCCTGAGAATGCTATTCTTGCTAAGGACATGACTGCTCTCAAGCAACTTGAGTGGATTAGGACTGTTCAAGAGCTCTGGTCTGATAATAGTGTGTCCTGCACTATTTATTATAAGGCTGAAGAGCTTGATGAAATTAAAGAATACCTCACAAAGTATTACAAGAACAACCATAAGAGTCTTTCTTTCCTGTTGCACTCTGAGCATGGCTTTGATCAAGCTCCTTACGAGGAGATCACCGAAGAGCAATATAACGAACTAGTCGCTAAAACAACTCAAATCACCTTCTCAGGCACTGTGGAGTTTGATGGCGTTGAAGACTGCGAAAAGGGCGCTTGTCCTGTTCGGTAACACTAACTGGGAGGGCTTCGGCTCTCCCAAAATTTTGGAGCTATAATGTTCAAGCCTATGCTCGCTCCTGGGGAAGATCCTCAGAAGTATCCTAACTACTTTAAAGAGCTTCGGTATCCTTTGATGGTATCTCCTAAGTATGATGGTATTAGGTGTCTTACTATCAGTAAGATGGCACTGTCACGTTCAGGAAAGCTGCTTCCATCATGGCAAGTCCAAGAAGACTTTACAAGAGTTCCAGGTCTTGACGGGGAACTTATTGAAGGCAATCCAACTGATCCTGAAGTTTACAATCGAACTCAAAGCCATGTAATGTCGACAGACAAACCCGGCAATCTCAAGTTTTTTGTGTTTGATTGTATTGATGATGCTGTAATTGATAAGCCTTTCTACAGGCGTCTTGAAGAAGCTGCTAAGATGGTCATCGGTGTGGACGCTCACGAGGCTGTTGACCATACTACTGTAGAGCGCTACGAAGAACTTGTGGCCTACGAGAATCAATGTCTCTCAGAAGGCTATGAAGGTATCATGATGAGAGACCCCTTAGGCCGTTACAAGAATGGTCGAGGTACTTTTAAAGAAGGACTTATTTATAAACTTAAACGGTTCACTCAAACCGAAGGTCATATTGTTGACATCCATCCCAGAATGCATAACACTAACCCTCAAACGACCGACGAGCTTGGCTATGCATCGCGTTCCCAATCAAAGGATGGGTTGGTGGCTATGGCGATGGCTGGTAAGTTTATCTTAGATACGGCCCTTTGGGGTGAAGTTGAAGTAGCGCCTGGAGCATTCACTCACCAAGAGCTTGAATGGATCTGGGAGAACAAATTAGACGTACTTGGCAAGACACTTACCTTTAAATTCTTCAGTCACGGTATTAAAGACAAACCGCGTTTTCCGAGGGCCGTAGGCTTTCGTCACCCCATTGATATGAGTTAACATGACTGGTCTTAGAACTCCTACAATTAAACTTGTAATTCGTAAAAAGATTAATGCTTGGCTGGCTACTATCAAAGAACCTGAGCTTGTTGAGCTTCTCAAGCGAGATACCATTGTTACAGGTGGTTGTGTCACTTCAATGCTTATGGGCGAGCGTATCAATGATTTTGACGTCTACTTCAAGACTTTTGAAACTGCCAAAGCTGTAGCTACCTATTATGTTCAGGAGTTCAACACCACCAAGGGCACGCTGAGTGCTAAAGCCCTTGCCGGTGTCAACCCTACGATTAAAGAAGAATCGGTTGTAAATATTAAAGGCGAGACTGAGCAGCGCATTAAGATTTACATGAAGTCTTCAGGTGTTGCAGGTGAGGAGCAAGGAGTTTACTCCTACTTTGAACATGGGCAAGACTCAGCTACTGCAGAGTTCCTCACATCAACCCAAGATGAAGGTGCTGAAGATCCACTGTTTACTGCTGAACAAGCTTATGGAGCAGTTGCAGAAGACCCTCTCGGTACCGCTGAAGAGGTCAAAACTGAGCTTAAAGACCCTAAAAAGCCTCCCTACCGTCCAGTCTTTATGACTGACAATGCTATCACGCTCTCCGATAAGATGCAGTTGATTATCAGATTCTACGGAACTCCTCAAGAAATCCACAAGAACTTTGATTTCATTCACTGCACCGGCGTGTACGACTATCGAGCTGACAGCCTTGTGGTCAGTGAGGCTATGATGCGCAGTCTCCTGAGTAAGAGTCTTGTGTACTCAGGTAGCTTGTACCCGATCGCTTCTCTACTTCGTATTCGTAAGTTTATGAAGCGTGGCTGGCGTATCTCTGCTGGCCAGATGCTGAAGATCATCTTCCAGCTTGACGGCCAACCCCTCACAGATCCTAAATTCCTCAAGGATCAGCTGATGGGTGTTGATGTGGCTTATATGCATGAGCTCATCAGGGCTATTAATAACGAGCCTGGCAGAATTGATGCCACTTACTTGGCTACACTAGTCGATCAGGTATTTGGTGATGGCGGGTAATGCAAACTCCGGAAGAAAGTCTATTGTCTTCAAACCAGGCTACACTTACGGTGACGCAGCGGGGAATCGTTACAGGTTGATTAAAGATCGTCAACAAGGTGACTTTCCGCTGTTATTTGAAAACTTAGACACAGGCGGGTTTAGAGCCTTTACACGCCAAGGTCGATCTATAACTGCATTTGGGAATGATCCTCAGGCCCTCACAAAGAAGCTTAAATGACCCATACCAGAGAAACGAACGAAGAATTTATTCTAGACTTGATCAACTTTGGACCATACGGAGGTCTTCAACAAGTGTTTCTCATTGAAGCTATTCGAAGCTACAGTGAGCGAATCTCTAAACTAGATCCAGCAAGCTTTGAAGGAGGCCTTATTGCTCCTGAAGCTTGGGTAGGCACAGCTAAGTATATCTTCCAGAAAGTCGAGGCCCGCTATGGCGACAGTAAGGACTCTACTACGTAAAGACATCCCAGGCCTTCTCAAGATGGCTGAGCCTTTCTTTGAACAGTCAGGCTTTCCTGGTAAGTTTTCGTTACATCGGGCTCATGAAACACTATTAACTTGCATTGCCTCAGCGAGTCGTGGGTGCCTTGTGCTAGTCGACGATAATGAAAAACCCCTAGGAGCTTTAGGGTTCGAGATCTCAAGACTCTGGTTTAGTTCTTCAGTAGTTGCCCGAGAGCTATTCTTTTGGATTGACCCGGATTCAAGAGGTGGGCATGGCAGTGCTATGCTGGAAGCATTTGAAGCTGCAGCTAAGGCTAGAGGTGCTGAGTTCACGGTAATGGTAGCTCTTGCTGCGTCTAACTATGATCGTGTTACTGACTTCTATCGATATAAATCTTATCGCGCCATGGAAAGCGCATTTATCAAGGAACTTAGTTAAATGGCTAAAACTTACGCTCAGATTAAGCAAGAAGACAGTAATCGCGAGATTGAGGCTGTCTACAGCAATCTCGCAATCATCGAACGTGAGATGAACGAGCTGCAATACTCATTTGAGAGGTCAATGGAAGAGTTTACAAAGCTCCACCTCCAATATCTCGCGCAGCCTACCCACGAGGGCCTTCAGGTCTTTCGAGCAAGGGTCACTAAGCTTAGGCAAGCTTTTCCTAAGTATGATGAGATTCCGTTCTAAGTTTTAAACCTAAGGTTTCTGCAAAGTAATGCCTTACAAAATTTGGCCGCCTGCAGCCGCGAGGCCCCCGCCTTGCCTGCCCCCTCGACCGGGCCGCCGCGCCCGCCCTGGACCAACCTCGCGTGCGCACGGTACCAACCTGCAGCGACCCGCCCCTGAACCGGCGTCGTCGCTGACCACCTCAACCCGTTAAGTTAACCCTTTATCTTGAAACTCATAACAGATATCTGGGTTTTTGTAAATAGTAGTGTGTCACTATTATTTGAATCAGCAGGACATAAAATGACCGAGATCAAGAACGTCTTCACGACTCCCGATGGCAAGCAGTTTGATACTAAGGCCGAGGCTGTCAACCATCTGCGTCTTCCGAAGATTCGTGAAGCGTTTGCTAAGCTGACCGACAACAATACCGAACTTGCTGAGTGGCTTATTGCCAATCAAGAGCAGGTCGAAATGGCTTTCGAAACGGGCACGATTCGTCGTGTCTCGAAGGCCGAGAAGAAGAAGCTCCAAGCTTCTCTGGATGCCATCAAGGAAGCTGGCAATCCGAAGTTTGCTTTCGTTGTTGACAATCTGGAAGCCATCTATACGAGCTTCCGTTGGCCGTCTGTCACTCGTCTGAAGCCGGAAGAGAAGACTGCCGCCGCTCAAGAAGCTCTGATGAAGCTTTCTGACGATAACGCTGAACTGGTTGGCTACGTTCTGGCTAACCAAGAAGGTATCATGGCTTGCTATGAAGCTGGTATCGAAAAGCGTCCGATGAACCCGAAGGCTGCAGAAGCCCTTGTTGAGTGGCGTGCTAAGGAAGCTGCCAAGAAGGCTGCTAAGGCCACTGAAGAGGTCGCCGGCTAATCTAGATAGTCGGTAGGATGTCGGAGGGACAATGTTAGCTACTTGTCTTGAATAACGGCTCTATTGTATTAGTTGCCTCCGACGTCGCACCTTAGAAACATACTTTAAAAGACCCACCCTAACCGGTGGGTTTTATTTTGAGGTTTAGATGAGTATTGAACAGTTCAGTTGGCCATGTGATCACCTTGATCATGATGTCCAGGTACCAGGTTGTGAATTCCATGCCTTCTTTGGGTATTCATTCTGTGAAGTGCACCGTAACGAACTGGCGATTAAGTTCGTTGAGAAGCGGGGTAAACGACTACCGAAGCCTGATGCTCCTGTTGAAGAGAGTTTCGAAGAGTTCGCCTTCATCCCAGCCAAGCAAAAGAGGCGCTATGACAGACGCTATTAAATACGACCCTTATCCGTATGCTATTGGCTCTGAAGAATTCCCTGGGTTCTCTAAACTTATCGAAGAGCTGGGTGAACTTAATCAAGTAATTGGTCAAATTCTTGCACGTGGCAGTCAGCTAGGTGATTTTCATAATCACAAACTTGCAACCAGACTCGTGGAAGAGATGGCTGATACCTCAGCTGCTATCCTGCTTGTATTAGACGAAAACAAGCTGAACAATAAAGGCTTTATCGCTCGTCGTAACTACAAGTATAATACATACCGGCGTTGGCAGGCTCAAGGTATTGATGCTTGGAAAGGTTACGAAGACGAGTTCTTGTCTACACCTGAGGGTTTTCCTCTTGGTGAATAATACGCCGCTTTAGCTCAGCTGGTAGAGCAACGGTTTTGTAAACCGTGGGTCGCAGGTTCGAATCCTGTAGGCGGCACCATTTTTAGAAAGACTTAAAATGAACCTTAAGACTGCTAATAGGCGTAGACGTAAAACTAGTAGCGACTACAGATACTCTCAATGGCTCAAGCAGTTTAAACTTGGAGCTATTGTAGAGAGTTGCTCCTTACACCCGATTCGTATTACTCGGTTTAACACTAAGCCCTACGGAGGCTTTGTTGATGGTGAGTCGCTCCTAGATGGCAGTCATCAAAGTTGCTCTATCCGACACTGCGGCGTAGATTTCTTAGCACCTTGGGAAGTCAAGAAAAAGCTTAAGCTTTGGAACAGTGGAGGTGAAAAGGCTCTTATTGCTGATTACTATGGAAGTAAAGAGGCTGCAGACGCCTTTATCAAAACCTGGAGATGATTGGAAGTGTGGCCGAGTGGTTTAAGGCACTGGTCTTGAAAACCAGCATACCGAGAGGTATCGTGGGTTCGAATCCCACCGCTTCCGCCAATTAACATAAGAGAAAGTTGACTGAATGAACTTGCTATTCATCGCTAAGGGTCCTAACCGCACACCCGTCGTAGTTGTCGGAGCTAATAACGACCGGGTTGTATATCACTACGATCATGAGAAGCGTAGACACTATGGTTGCGTGTCTCGTAAGTTCTTTGAAGAGAATTACGTCAAGGTTTAAAGGCCGGAATTCTCCCATCTTATATGATAACCATGGAGGTTGATCAGTGTTTAACCAAAAGCCTACCAAACAAATTCCTACTACATTTGCTCTAGGCCAGGAGCTAATAGATGACCTTACAGGTTTCTGTGGGTATGCCTATCAGCTACTCTATCAAGATAACGGCAATCTAAGGATCTCCCTTCAACCTAAGAGCAACAGCCCGAGCAAGCTTGAAGAAGCAATCAGTTTTGATATTCACACGCTGAGTATCGTCAGTGGTGGCTACTCTGACAGGATCCCTCCTGTTACCCCGTTCAAGTACATGTTCGGAGACCGCGTGAAAGATAGGCTCACGGGTTTCAATGGGATCATCGTTTGTAGAGCTTACTTTATAAATGGGTGTGCCTTTTACGAAGTTGTCAGTGAGAAGCTTGATAAAGATCAGCGCCCGGTGTGCTCTTGGATCCCTGAGCGGTACATTGAGCTGGTTAAAATCAGAGCAATATCTCCTCCTGAAAAGACAAAGACAGGTGGACCTCCCACTAAAGTTTCGTTCCGAGGCTAGATTAACCGCGCCCATAGCTCAACTGGTTAGAGCCGTCAGCTCATAACTGACTGGTTACAGGTTCAAGTCCTGTTGGGCGCACCAACTCTGTGGAGACAGAAAAATGACTATCGAAGTACCTCTCAGCAAAGCTCCTAGTAAAATTGCTGAAAAAGCTGCAATGGACCTCACGTTACTGGTAACTAACTTTACTAAAGACCCTCTTGAATCTGTCGATATTCTTTTGTTGTCAGCTGTAGGTTACAGTGTGGCAGGTTCAGTGTACGATAGTCAGTCGACTGGAGAGTCTCGTTTGGACTATATACGTGAGCGACTTGAGTATCTTCATGAATTTCTTATAGGACGTATGGAGAGTGACCCTAAAGCACTAGAGCTCGCTGAACTTATAAGGGGATCCCGATGAACGAAATTCTTAAGTATCAAGGTGAATTATACCTAAAGGCTAAGCCTGATGAGTCACTTGCCAAGACACATTACTTTTCGGTGATGTTGGATGCTGGTTGGATTCTTGCTACGCGGCTGTCTGATGGTAAACTCACTTTTATTGATCCACCAGTTGCAAAACCTGATGAGTTATACTGTATTGTATGGGTTCGTAAAAACAAGGTCGAGCTTACAGGTGTGTTCGAGAACGACATTGACATCCTTTACGACATCTGGATAGATCTCGCACCATACGAAAAAGCAAATTTGCTTTTCTATAATATAACTAAAGGTAAGACAAAGGTTGAAACTTTCGTGCGTTCACCCCCAATCCCTTGGGCCTCCACTAAAACTTACATTGAAGGACTTTACAAGAATGTCTGAACCTATGACACCCCGCGCAGAAGAAGCCTCAGCAGGCTTTATCAAAGTACTACAGAACCTTGGAACTGACGAAAGAGAGTCTACGGACGCACTCCTGCTGGGATTAGCTAGTTTTCTAAGAGCTCAAGAACGGCATTTTGGGTCTGAGTTGGGTGAACTCGCACGGGAAGCACTCATCGACCGTCTTGATGAGTTCCTTGAATATATCAGAGAGCAAGAACGCGTATGAGTCGCTACATCACGCACAATGGGGATGTTCGGGTTAAGACCTACATCGGGTCTGACTTGGCTGAAATTTCGCGCACTGTGATCATCAAGCGTCTTGACGAATTCGTCGAATTTATTAAAGGAAGGGAGCTCGTATAATGGATAAGTATCATATCGAAGGCGATGAAGTTTTTATTAAGACTAGCTACCGTCCAATTCACCCGCTGAGTCGTAGTAAGGTTCTGGCCGAGCATGCACACAATCTCTACTGTAATATCAAGACCGGTGAGCTCAAAGTTCTTCCAACTAAACCGATGGCCTTCAAAGTTTATGGGAAGTACGGCAGAGCTTCGCAAAATCTGTCCGGTATTTATACTACGGACCAGAATGCAATCTATAAGTTCTACGAGTTACTCACGAACGACTATGCCGAATTCACTCTAGAAGCTTATGGGTACCGTGACGGATTTTGGGCCAAGAAGGTTTTGGTAATAGATCCCACTCGTCGTTGGAGCCTGATCAAGGAAGATTTGCTCAAGTTTTACGAAGAATACGGAAGGGTTAGCTAGATGGCGAAGCACCTTATTGATAATGGGGAAGTCTGGATCAAGACCACCTATGACCTAACCGGTCCACTCGGGAAGAGTTCGCTTCTGGCAACTTACGGAAATGGTGACTGGATTCTTTGTTGCAATATCGCAACCGGAGAACTCAAGTACCTCAAGAACCCGGAAGCGCCTGTAAAGCCAAGTTACGCTTTCAGGCTGGCATTCCCTGACTCCAACTTTTTCAATCTAACTGGTGTGTATGGGAATGATCAGTCAGTTCTCTACAAACATCGCCAAGAAGGTTGTAAGCTGTATGTAATGAAGAGGGCTGAAGTCTTTGCCAGTTTTGTACTCCCGAGAAACGCCACCTGGCTGAATGACCTCAAACCCAAGCTGATTGACCTTTACAAAACATATGGAAGCGTGTAACAATGAAAAAGATCTCGAGTAGTACCCTAGGTAGTTTCACCTAGGGTACTCTCACTATACCGGTGAGGGACCCTCCTTTAATACGAGGTTTAAATGTCTCTCGCGAACAAGCGGAAAAAGGACCAGGAGATGGCCCAGCAGATGAAGCGGCTGGGGATCGAGCGCAATCACACCAATTGCCCGATCTGTCATCACACGACGTCTCTGAGCAATCTTCGGTTCCACCTGACGACCTGTCAGGGCCGCTAATAACACTACAGTCCTGAGCATGACTTTAAAAGGCTCGCTTAATTTTGGGGATGTGGCGGAATTGGTAGACGCACCGGACTTAAAATCCGTTGGCTGTAAGTCGTAAGGGTTCGAGTCCCTTCATCCCTACCAACCTTTAAAGGAAAATACTATGAGTAATACTCGTACTATGATGCGCAAGCTTCGCTCTTTCCGTAACAAGCTGAGTGATCCTGAGAATCAACGCATTAAGCCAGGTACGCCTGACCGTCGAGTCAGGAAGCTCGATGTTGATCCCAGGACAGGTCTGGATGTCCCCGCCGGTGTACAGCTGACACTGCATGCCACCAAGGGCTATCGTAGCGAGCGTATCACTCACAAGGTTTAAATAAAGGAAATTGTCTAAATGAAAAAGATTGAAATCACCGTTCCTAACGACGTTGTTGCCACGATTGTCTCGCTTGTCATGGACTACGTGACTGAACTTCATGTGACTGAAGTCGAAGCTGGTGAGCCCACCCCTAGTCCGGTCAAAGTTGTTAGAGCCAAGAGGGAAAAGCGAGTGTCCCCAACATCCGCGACGAGACTTGGTAAAATCTATCTAGAGAGCCTCCCTGAAAACGGTGTGCCCATCCCACGCTCAACGGTTGCTTTTAATATGGAGGCTAAGGGTTACAAACCTAGCGGTGAAAGCTCAACTGCTTCTGGCTTGGTAAAAGAAGGTCTTATTGAAGTTCTAGGAACGGGTGTTCGTAAGGTTGTTGAAGGAAATACCTGAATGAAAAAGATTGAAATCACTGTTCCGAATGAAGTTGTTGCCACGATTGTCTCGCTTGTTATGGACTATGTCACAGAGCTTCATGTAACTGAAGCCAATCCTGGTAAGCTCAAGCCTAGTGCGTCAACTTTTGAGACCAGCGTTGCTAAGAGAAGAAACAATTCTCCAGTTTCTCTAACCAGACTCGGTCTTAAAGTACTTTCGTGGTTGCCTGAAGACGGCACGCCTATGGAACGCAGAGAACTACTCAAACTCGTTCTTGGAGAAGGTTACAGGCTTAGTAGCGAGAGCGCAGTCTTAAGCGGTTTGAAGACTGAAGGCTGTGTTGGCGTCACCAGAACAACTGCTTGGAAAGTAATCAAAACGACCTAACTTTCTAACCAGACTCCATAGCTCAATTGGATAGAGCAACAGCCTTCTAAGCTGTGGGTTGTAGGTTCAAGTCCTACTGGAGTCGCCAACCTTAAAGGAAATTCTTATGGATAATATCGTTAAAGGTCTCAAGGCAGTGGCCTTGTTCATTACTGAATTTAAACAAGAAGCCGGAAATGAACTCTACAAAGAAGTTATAGAGTTCATCGCGTTCTATGCACGGCGTAATGGCCTCGATCGGCTCACTACAGAGATGGTCCTGGAGGCCTTCTATAAGCGAATTACTTATGGGGAAACCTGACTTAATAGTAGTGGAATTCTACTTAGTGACTTACAAGCTAGATGGAAAGTCCTGCTGTAAGTCCTTCGATACGTTCATCGAAGCAAACCGTTTCGGATCTAAGCTTGGTGCAGGGTTCAAAATACACCCAATCAAGCTTAGGTTCTAAACACTGGAGAGTGGCTTGAGACAATTTAAAGACGTTACTAGCGACCTTGATAGGCAGCAACGAACTAGGGCCTATGAGTTAGAGTCTGGCCAGCGTGTTAAGATCCTAGAGCGTATGGTCGTGATTATAGGCGCTGCTAAGGTTTTGCATCAGATGGGACTGATCGAAGATCCTGCCACGGCTGAACGGTATCCCGTATACCAGTGGGGTTCTCAGATTGGGACCCTTCCTGGGGATTTGACCCTCATAACATAAAGTCTACTTCGCCCTTCTATAGCCCAAGGGCTGGAGACTTTGTCGTAACACATGACAAGGTTCTTGCAGCCCCTAACTTGGGTTCAGGAGATCTAGAAGCAGTTCCAGGATTTATTCGTGATGAAACAATTTAAAGTATTTGCAGTACACCAAGGGGCTGGGGCAATTACTGTCAAACCTCACAGTCGTTACGAGGTCCCTATTCTGGAAAACTTTCTTAACAGGTTGGCTAGCGACGGCTATGAGGTAGTTGCAATAACGTCCGACAATAGCTGGTGGCATGTCACAGCTGTTCAGAACTTCACACCCCAGTACCGTCACCGTACACGAGAAACTGAGTACCAAGTCCTTGGAGTAGGCACCCTTCAAATTAGTACTAAGCCTCTCCAAGATAACGACAGGGTTGTAGTCTACCGAGATGAAGAAGGGAACCTTTGGGTGAGAGAGCTCATGGAGTTCCACGATGGCAGATTTGAGGTTGTCAAGGCATGAATCCTCCAGATGATTTTGTAATTGAACAACTGCGAGCTATCTTTAAAGAGTACGAGACAGTTCTCTCAGCTCTTCTGGAATCCTACGTACAACTTGGGAACTCTGGTGATTGTGGTTTTTGGGATCCAGAGGAGTTACCCGAAGTAATCGCAGCTCGTAAACTTCTAGTAAGACTGAGGACTTAATGAGTAACGAACATTGGGTGGGGATCTCTAAAATTGGAGATAACTATCAAGTACAGCTTAATCTAAACGCTACAAGTGAGCGAGACCGTGTGAAGCATAGGCATAGAGTTTGTAGTCTACGTAGTAATCGTCAACCAACAACCACGCCTTGGGTTCCAGGGCTTCCTAAGAATTGGAAAGGTAAAGTCTAATGGACTACTTTTATGTTCTAGTGTTTGTGATCCTTGCAGTTATTATCTTACTCATGACGGATCAGCTCCGAAAGGCTGACAAGCAGCTTGTTGCTTTAAAAACTAAGCTTGGCGACACTGAGGCTATGCTCAGCTCTGCACGGTACACTCGTGAGAAAGATCAGAAGTCTCTTTCAGCTCACCAAGAGCACATCGAGAGATTGGAAACTGAGATTAGGAAGCTTAATGGCTATCTCAAGGCCATGAAGGTCCCCTCTAAGAAGAAAGTCACAAAGTGATGGAAGGTCTTGCTCACAGTTTTTCAGTCGTCGTTTTCGCACTCCTAGTCCTCTGGATTATCAGGCTCAGGGCTGACAAGCGGAGGCTTAAGGAAGACATTTCCGCCCAAGGATACACCAATCGGGGTCTTCTCGAAGAAATCTCTCAGGTTCGCAGCTACGCTGATATGTTTAAGAAGAAGTTTCAGGATTCAGAAGAACGTATCTCGAGGCTTCTTCAAGAAAACGAAAATTTGATTTCTCGGTGGAATCGAGCTACTAGTAAGCTTGATAAGGCGAAGGCTGAAATTAAAGTTTTAAAGGCTGAAGCCGAGATTGTTGACCACCGGGGTCGCAAGCTTTTAACTCTGGAAGAGGTCGGAGTCAGCACGAAGCGTTCTAAAAAGAAGGTACCTGGTTCCTAGACGGCTGTTATGGGCCAATGACTGTAAACAATTTCACGAGCTAGTAATAAGGAGCTCCTATGCAAGGTTCTATTTATAGAGAACAAAAACCTGGTCACGCTACCGTAGTTGTGCTCAGGTGTACTAAAGGCAAGTACGTCCGGAACTCCAGGGTCATCTATCGAGGCTTTGACCTCAATACAGCCCTGGACCTGGCCAACTTCTTCTGTGATTCAGTATTCATCAAGTTGACGTCTAAGATGTCAGCAACTCCTGGCTACTTTAAGAAGGAGAAGATGAAACTAGAAGATGTCTTCATCAAGGTTTATAAAGGGAAGCCTACGGTAACCGATGCCTAAGCTTATTGAGCTAATCGAAGATAAAGGTCTTCGAGAATGTCTTGCTCAAGACCTCGATCGGGCGGCTTGTCACTGTGAGAATCTCAACGATACCATCATTAGTATCAGAGATTCTCAACCGCCCAGCACTAAACGGATCTATCGTAAATTTGGAAAGACCCTTGAAAAGTTCCTTGTGGAGCTTGGGGAACTTGAAGACGCTCTGGAGAGAGAACATGTCGTTGAAAAACCCAGAAAGTATCGAAACTAAACTTGCAAGGGCTGTAGTCACTGGAGCCCTCGGAGCGGGTTACTGGATCACGGTCCATGATGAAGAAGGCCCTACAGCTACTCAAGAGTGTACTGACCAGGATCAGATCTTCGAAGAGCTCGCGGAAACTGATTTCAACGAAATACAATTGGGCGGAATGAGTGGTCATAAATTTATCACTTTCATCTGGGGTCTTGGAGATGAAGTGGTCAGTGATCACTCAGTGGGTCTTGAAGACGAGCTCGCAATTTGGACGGCAGGGGTTTATTAATGTATACTGCACGTACCTTGACTTTGACTGTAATTGCCCAGGATGATTGCATCTGGTGTGACAAAGTCAAGGATTTCCTCAGTAGTGTTGAGATCCCTTACAAGGAGTTGTACCTTGAGGATCAACCGATTCTCAAAGCGGTGATGAAGTATGCTAAGATGACAGTTCCTTGTGTCATTACAAACGAGACCTATAGGTTAATCGGCGGTTATAACGAAACAGTGGAGTGGTTTCATGGCGGCTTTGCTACTAAAGGTTGAAGATCACCCTAAGTTGGGTTGGATTCCTTTCCAGCCTGCTACAACATGGCTCAAGAGTCTTCAAGATGGACGTTGGTCAGACTCCGAGAGGATGTGTAGACGACTAGCACATCCAGATTACCTTGAAGATCCCGAAGATTATTCGGACAAGACTATACGCTAAACTCAACCCTCCCGGTGGTCCTTTTTGGATCATTGGGAGGGCTTTCCCTTTATTTTTTTCTTTTTGTTAGAATTGGTAAGGTAAAGTTTCTACACGATGACCCCGTTATATTAACCCAGGGTCTCTCTCCGAGGATAATAATCAGAGTACTTAGTTTAAGTAGTTAGTTTATTAATAATTACTTAATAAATATATTACTAAAGATTAGATAGTTGTAAGTTATTATTAATAAACATATTACTTAAGGTTAGATAGTTGTAAGTTATCATTAATTACTTAAAGTAGCTGATCTGCTGGAAAATGGAATGGAAACGATCGAAGGTGCGTCGCGGAAGTCCTTGCAGGATAACGCTTTCTTCAGGGGTAGGGAAGACAACATTAGAGGGCACCAAACGAATCCCTATAATATTACCTCGCCTGAATATAAACAGTGGGAGTACGGATGGCTAAGCACAAACGCAGAAAAGCGACCACTACAACCACTACTCCTGTAATGGCACTATCTAATAATTGGGCAGTCTTTGAGGCTACCTACCCGGACACTTCAGAAGCTCATCTAATACCTATCGAAGACATGTATCCTCATGTAATAGATCTTGAGGGCACGTGTTCCTGTAGACCTGTTATAGATCCTGAATGTGAATCCATGTACTGGTTACATAATGCCTGGGATCTGAGAGACCTCTACGAAGCCAATCAATTAAAGCTGAATTAAATGACAGAACAACCTCCTAATCGCCCTCTTACACGTTCTGACAGACGTCCTGAAGAACGTAGAATTAAGAGTGCAGAGAAATTAGCTGAACTCAGCTTTGATCCGATTGAGAATTTAGTTGATCAGTATCATGCTATTAAAGCTGAGATTACCTACCAAGAAAAGCGTAGAGATGGTATAATTGTAGAGATACTCGGTAATGGAAAGCCTAGGGCTTACAATGCTGAACTCCATTTAAACCTCTACGACAAACTAACTAATATTTCTACTCAACTGTTGCGCTACGGATACGGAAGAGTTCCTGAAGCTGATACACCTCAACAAGCTGAGACACCTATGCTTGTAATCAACTTAGGCGATTCCGGCACTAAGGTGTTTGGCATGCAACCTACACTTGTACCCTTAGATGGTGGTGATGACTAATGTCTATAACCCTCCATCCAGGCCAGGTAGAAGCCTACAAAGACCTGTTCATTGATAAGGTCAACCAGTATGGTGTAGTCTGTTGCTCTCGCGGTTGGGGTAAGTCCTTTGTAGCCTCTGTTGCAGCAACTACAGCAGCCTATGAGCTTATGGAACTGCCTGCTACAGTCCCTAATAAGCTTGTCTATATCATTGCTCCTACCTATGAGCAGGTTACTGATATTTATTTCCCATTACTCAATTATGACCTTGGTCTTGAGAATGTCTGTATTAAGACCTCAAAAGACCAGGGTCGATTTTTATTTCCCAATCGTGTAGAACTCAGGCTTCTGTCTTATGAAGCTATTGAGCGAATGCGTGGTAAAGGTCCTTACTTTGTTGTATGGGATGAAGTCTCATCTTGCACTAAAGGTATTGACCCTCAAGAAGCTTGGGAATCTATCATTCAGCCTGCTATCTCAACACGCTGGTCTCCTAAAAACGCTGAGCGGGTGGGTGCAAAGAGTCCTGGCAGGGCTTTTATGCTAAGTACTCCTAAGGGTTATAACTTCTTCCATACTCTATATACGAGGCGGGAGACCAACTCTACTTGGAAGTCCTACCATTACACCTATAGAGACTCACCCTTCCTAGACCCTGACGAGATTGAACGTATTAAGCAGGACATTGATCCTATTAAGTTCGCTTCAGAGTATGAAGCCTCGTTTGAAGAATCAGGCTATAGTGTCTTTTACTGCTTTAATAGAGATACTCATGTCTCTAATGAGATTCAAGATTTCTATAAGGAAGAGGGTGACACTCCTGGTGAACCTGTACACTTAGCTATCGACTTCAACGTTGGCTTGCAGTGTACTACAGCTTTCGCCCTTAGAGGTAGTGTTCTGGAGTGCATTGAAGAATTCAAAGGTCATCCTGACACAGAAACCCTTGCAATTGCGTTATCCACGCGGTTCAAGGGTCATAAAATACTTGCTTACCCAGATCCGTCGGGTAAAGCTAACAAGACTTCAGCTCCTGTTGGTAGGACTGACTTTTCTATCCTTGAGAGTTATGGTATTACAGTCTTATCTAGATCTAAGGCTCCACCTATTGTGGACTCTGTTCAAGCTGTCAATCGTAAACTCAAGAACGCATCTAACCAGGTTGGAATGTTGTTTCATCCTAGGTGTAAAGGTGCTATCGCTTCTATGGAAAGAACTAAGTGGGTTGATCGTAACCCTGATACAGCCACTATTGATAAGTCCGAGGGTATCGAGCACTTCTCAGATGGTATCCGCTATATAACAGAGTACTTGTTCCCGATCAAGTCTCACAAAGCTGTAACCAAGCGTGGATTTGGATTCTAGTAAGGTAAAGTTGTATGGAATCTTCATTCCAGATACTGTTTAATGCTGCTTTCAGTATCGTAAGTATAGGGCTTGGCTGGTTCTTAAAAAGCATCGGCGATGAGCTAAAGCAGCTGAGGCTACAAGATGATACTATCAGACTTCATCTTGAGGCTAAACTAGACGAGAACGCAACTAAAGCCGACGATGTTGCTCGGGAGCTTTTAGATAAAGTCAACCGAGTGGAGCTTCTTGTGGCAGGTCAGTATGTACGTAAAGATGACTATCAAGTAAATACCAACCGTATTATTGAAAAGCTGGAAGTAATTCAGGCTAACCAGACAGATATCCTTCAGAGTGTTAGCAGTAACTTTGTATTGCGTAAAGACTTTGAACGATTTGAAACTGCTATTGTTGCAAGACTCGATGCAGTAGTAACTCCGAAAGGGGCTAGAAGTGGCACGCGCTAAATTAACAGATAGCCCAGATGATCTTGTTAGTGATTCCGGAGCAGTTCTAATCTCTATGATAATTGGGGAACAATTAGAGTTTCCTATCACACTCAACTTCGTAAGTGACGTCACTGTTGCTGGCTTTGAGTTTGAGGCTGCCCTCATAGAAGCTGCGAATGTTGTCAACCAGACAGCTAGACCTACAGCTGTTGATGGGTCTAGTCCGGTAAAGACAAGCCTGACTGTTCGTCTTCCTGACCTACAGGGTGCCTGGTCAGCGCCTACTGCTTATAACTATAACGAAGTAGTGCTGTACAATGGTGTCTACTACAGTTTAACCACAGGTGCTGGCTACATTTCAGCCACCACTCCTAATTTAGACCCTCGCTGGGCAGTCACTTCGCTTAGCACAATTGTTGTAGAGCTTCCTAGTACTCTAGGCTCAACCTACAGTGTGCTTCCTGACGTAAGTTTTAACACTTACGGCTTCTTAGAAGTTAGAGTGACTGAACCAGCTAACTCTGTGTTCAGACGTACTTGGAAACCGGTACGTGGGATGATTGAATTCTTGTTTAGCCCTACAGCTGAAGTGCCATAACAATGAGTACCACAAACATTCAGATCACGTCTCCTGGTATTAGTGCTGACGCTTCAAACCCTTCTAAGGTCAGTACTGAAGTTGAAGCCACCCTGGTTACCATTGATGTTCTGCAGGGTGGTGTTCAACTGAACACGCGCGGTGGTCTCGTCAAGAAGATCTCGGATGTTGTTACAATATTAGAAGTCAGCGATTCATACCTAGATAGTATGTTTGACTTAACTGATGATAGCCTAGGTTTCCTTGAGAGTCTTTCAGCTTCTATTCAAAGCTACTTTGCAGAGGACTACGTAGAGCCTACTTACGCGGGCGAAATCCGTACACTATAGGTGAGAAATGGAATTACAAACTTTTAAGGTAAGCGGTACTCTAGAGCTTGTACTCACCGATAAGAACGGCGTAGTTCAAACTCAGAGAAAGCATAACATAGTAACTAATGTTGGGTTGGCTTATATTGCTAGCCGAATTAAAGATGCCTCAGCCACTGCGATGACCCATATGGCCATTGGTAGTAACAATACTGCGGCCGCTGCAGGGAATACTGCGTTAGGTAATGAACTCGGTAGGGTCACCTTGGACTCTACTACGCTTGTTACTACAACACTGACAAATGACACTGTTCAATACGTCGCTGTATTTCCCGCAGGCACTAGTACTGGTACTATTACAGAGGCCGGGCTTTTTAATGCGAGTAGCGCAGGATCTCTCTTATGTAGATCTGTATTTGCTGCTATAGCTAAATCTGCCGAAATTAGCCTCACAATCACTTGGAAACTTCAGGTAACGAGGTAGCTATGGTAGCTCTCACACTTAGGTCTGTTAAAGGATCTCCTCTAACAAACACAGAAATCGATACTAACTTTTCAAATCTTAACACTGTAGCTGAAGCTGCCCTGCCGAAGACTGGTGGGACTATGGCCGGAGTGCTTGCCTTCCTGGCTGGCACTGTATCTGCTCCAGGACTAGCTGTCGCCGGCGATCTGAACACCGGCATCGACGGCGTTTCCGCAGACGTGCTGGGCGTGATAGCAGGCGGAACTATTGTTCAAACCTGGGGCGTTGGTACTTCCACTCTCACAGGTGCAGTAGCTATCTCACGAAGTGCAACTAATTCAACAGGTGGACTTACTCTAGTAAATCAAAACACTTCCGGCTGGGGTACCTCTCTTAGTTTCCAAGGAACTCTGAGCGGGACAATAGACACTGCCCGCATTCTCAGTCAGCATCCCACAGCCGGGCAGGGGGAGCTTCAGTTCCAGACCGCACTTAGCAGTGCGCTTGGGACGCGAATGACCATAGCGCCGACCGGTGCAACGACGATCACAGTCGCCGATGCTACCTCAGGCGTACCGCTGACACTAAGCACTCCAAGCAGTTCCGCTTACAGTCTGCGGCTTTTAAACCGGACATACAGCACGTCGCTCCCGGTCTTCTCTTACTTTCCACAAAATGACGGTGTGTTCCTTCAAGGTACAGACCAAGCTACTGCTTTTAGGATTTACACAAACGGATTTGCTAACCCTCGTCTCAGTATTACTGCCACTGGAGACGTCGGCATAGGTACTACAAGCCCTAGTACGTTGTTCCATGTAAATGGTGTTACCACTTTAGGTGGTAATCTACTCACTAGCGCTGATGCTACTCATGATTTAGGCACTTCCGGCTCAGGTCGCTTTAGAGATGCTTATTTTTCAAGGAATCTTGTAGCTGGCGCAGGTGTTAGCGGCGGAAGCTATTTACGGGTGAATGGTACAAATTCGGGTTATATTGCTTTAGGCACTGCTGATGACGTGCTACTCTATAGAGATGTCGCCAACGTTCTTGCTCTGCGCAATAGTACGAACGGTCAGACCTTCCGCGTTTATGGTACATATACGGATGCCTCCAATTGGGAGCGGATGAGTTACGGCAGTAACGGCGTCATCTCCATGCAGGCGGCTGGCACAGGGTCGATGCGTGATCTTAACCTTCAGGGTGCGCAGGTTGTTCTCTCGACCGGATCCTCACCTGTTGGCCGTTGGTTGTTACTTGCCGCAGGTCACTTTGTCCCTCAAGCCGACAATACCTACGATCTTGGGTCCACCGGTAATCGCATCCGCTCCGGTTACTTCGGCACGTCAGTCGTTTTAGGCACTGGTGTCACAGCAGCCTCATTGTTACACTTAAGCGGTGCTACTGGCGCTACCCTGAATACAATCTATGAACCCAGTGGTTGGTCAGGTCTTAAGAGTCGTGTCGGGAATCAATACCGGGGTGATGGCTTAGTATCTTCTGTAAACGTACGTCTTACTTCTGCTACTGCCGGTACTCTCGATGACGCCACTCAACCAGGCTCAGGTTTAATACTTCTCTCTGATGGTTCTCTTTCACTGGTAAATGCTACAGCTGGAGCAGGTTCCAGAACCTTTGCTCAAATCTTCGGAGTTTCATCAGCTGGTGTAGTGACCCTGTACAACAACGTGCTGCGTAGCGCCGACAACACCTATGACTTCGGCGCCAGCGCGTCGGGCCGTGCCCGCAACGTCTACGTCGGGACCAAGATCGCGATCTCAAACGCGTCGCTCGGGTCTCAGGCCCTAGACGTCTGGGCCGGCGCGGCGGGGGCCATCGCGGCATTCCAGAGTAACTCTGTTGCAGCTAATGGACAGCTCGTCACTATCCAGTCGGGCAACGCCGTTACCGGCAGCGTGATAGCCCTGTATATGCAGGGCGCCGCAACTGGGAACTATATCTCTCAGCTTCAAAACAGCGACGCCAACGGGGGCGCTAAGTTCTATTCGTTCGTCACTGGCGCCGGCGACCCCTTCATGTCGTTCGAGGTTAACGGGGGCACGACGTGGTCCCACGGCCTCGATAACAGCGATTCCGACTCCTACAAGATCAGCCAAGCGTCGAGCCTCGGCACGAACGACCGGCTGACGATCCTGACGACCGGCAACGTCGGCCTCGGCAACCCTACCGCCATCACATACCGGCTAGATGTAAAGGGCGGCTACCAGACCATCGTAAGTCGCTTCCTTCGGTCCGCTGACTTCGGTGAGGTGATAAGAATTGGGCGCGATGGCGTTCCGGGTGATGCGGGTATTGGCTACCCCCAAGACAACACCATGAGTTTTCTTACCATAGGCACCGAGCGCCTGCGTATCTCCGGCGATGGCCACTTACTCGCCGGAGCCGACAACACCTACGACATCGGTGCCTCAGGGGCCACGCGGGCGCGCTCGATCTACGCTGGGACCTCATTCGTTGCGCCAGACGGAACGGACACCGCCCCCAGCTTCGCGTTCGGCAACTCACAG